AATCGCGGTTCGCCCGACGGACGATCAACCACTGTGCCTCGACCTTATCCTGTGCGGCGACCCGGAACAGGGTCATGGCGTAGGCACCCGTGAGACCGCCCACGCCACTCCCCCCAACGAGCGGGTTGTACGTGGTATTGCCGTGGTGGGTGACCCCGACGTAATAGGCCCCCTCGGCAGGTGCGGTAAACGAGACGCGATCGCTCACTTGGAGCCCGGTGCCCACCCCGGCGTGAAGCAATTCGGTGCCCGAAGCATCGAAGACCCGGAGCGCGAGTTTGAAATTGGGGTCGTTGGACAACCCAGCGGCCAAGGCCTGGAACATCACGGTTAGCGAATCGCCTGCGCCCAGTTGTACGCGATACAGGTCCACGTCCAAACTGCCGAAGCTGTTGTCGCCAATCATCGCGGCAACGGGCGACATGCCGGATGCATCAAATGAAATCGGCTGGGCGGTCGCGAGGATTTCGCCCGGGACGTCCATTTGTGCTGCGCTCTGCGTCACCCGCCACATGAACGTCTGGCTCGCGGTGTTCGTCCCGTCGGAGACGGCCACCGCCACCTGGTAAGGCGTGTCGCTCGCGGCGTTCGCCGCGATTGTCCCCGAGATCAGCCCTGTGGAGGAGTTGAGGCTCAGCCCCGTCGGCAGGCCCGAGGCGGAATACGAGATCGAACCGCCGGTCGCGCTCGTCGCGACCAACTGTAACGAAACCACGTCACCCACGGCGTTGACTCGATCGCCGGGTGCGTCCAGCGCGATCGCGACTCGGGGCGAGACGTTCCAACTGAAGGACTCGCGGTCGCTGCGCATGCCGTCCGAGGCCGTCACGGTCACGACGTAGGGGCTCCCGGCGCTCGCGTTCGTCGTTAGCGTCCCAGAGATCAGGCCCGTTGAGGAATTGATACTCAAACCGGGTGGCAAGCCCGCGGCGCTGTAGGTCACCGAGCGGCCGGACGCATTATGTGTCCCAAGTTGGAGGGACACCGAGTCCCCGTCGTCATTAAACTGGTCGCCGGGGTTGGTGAGGCTGACGAAGTTGACCGTCCACCAGAACGTCTGGCTGACCGTATTCGTCCCGTCTGAGACGGTCACGGTCACTTGGTAAGGAGTGCTGCTCGCCGCGGCATCAGCGATCGTGCCCGTGATCACGCCGTCGCTCGGATCGATGCTCAGCCCGATCGGGAGACCCGCTGCCGAATAGACGAGCGTAGCTGTGGACGGACCGACGGCGGAAAGGCCCAATGCGATGTCGTCCCCAGCCGCACTGACCTGATCACCCGGTGGGTCAAGAGAGAGTGCGGGTTGAGGGGTCACATACCACTCGAAGGACTCGCTGTCGCTGTGCGTGCCAGTGGAGGCCGTCACGGTGACCGTGTAGGGACTGCCCGTCCCCGCTCCGACCGCGATCGTCCCGAAAATCACTCCGGTGAGGGAATCGATGCTCAGCCCGGGGGGCAGACCGGTGGCGCTGTAAGTCAGCGATCCAGAGGAGGCATGGCCTTGGAGGGCCAATGACACCTCTTCGCCGGCATTGTTGAACTGGGAACCGGGGGATTCGAGGCCGACGAAATTGACGGTCCAAGCGAACGTCTGGCTGACGGTGTTGGTGCCATCGGAGACGGTTGCCGTAACCTGGTAAGGCGTCGCGCTGGCCGCCGTGTCGGAGATAGTCCCCGAGATGAGGCCGGTGCTCGAGTCGATATTCAGTCCGGTCGGAAGGCCCGATGCCGAGTAGGTCAGCAGGGGCGTGTCCCAATCCGTCGCCACCAACTGGAGCGAAACGGCGTCGCCCGCAGCGTTCACTTGATCGCCCGGCGCGTCGAGCGACAGGACGGGCAGCGCGCCGACGTACCAGGTGAAAGATTGGTTGGTACTGTGGGTGCCGTCGGACGCTGTGACGGTGACGGTGTACGGGCTGCCTTGACTGGCCGAGGTTGCGAGAGTGCCCGAGATGACCCCGGTGTTCTGATCGATGCTCAGACCGACGGGCAAACCTGTGGCACCGAACGTTAACGTCCCGGATGCCGAATGGGCTTGGAGCGGCAACGAGACCTCGTCTTCGTCGTCGTTGTACTGCGTGCCGGGCGATTCGAGACTGACGAAGTTGACGATCCAAGAGAGCGACTGGCTGACGGTGTTGACCCCGTCGGTCACGGTCGCCGTGACATCATAAGGTGTGGCGCTCGCGGCACTGTTGGCGATCGTGCCGGAAATGAGGCCGGTGTTCGAGTTGATGCTCAGGCCGGAGGGTAAGCCGGTCGCGGAGTAGGTCAGAGTCGCGGCCGAGGCGCTCGTTGCAGACAGTTGTAGAAGTACCTGATCGCCGGCCGCACCGACTTGATCGCCGGGATTCGCCAACGCAGGGACGGCCGGTCGGCTGACGTACCAGGTGAAACCCAGGCTGGCCTGGAGCGTACCATCCGTCGCAGAGATGGTGACCGCGTAGGGGCTGTTCGTGTCGGCCGTGATCGAGATGGTGCCGGAGATGACACCGGTCTGCGAATCGATACTCAACCCTGCAGGCAAGTTCGACGCACTGAACTGCGGTGCTCCGGAGGCTCCACGAACCTGGATCGCGAGCGATATGGGATCGCCGCTGCGATTGTGCTGTGCACCTGGGTTGGTGAGATCGAGGGCAGTGACGACCCACGAGAACGTTTGGCCGGTGCTAACCGTTCCGTCTGAAGCGGTCACAGTGACAGTGTACGGAGAGTTACTGGCGGCACCGCTCTGGACAGTCCCAGAAATGTAGCCAGTCGCGGGATTGATGCTCAAGCCGGGCGGCAGGCCAGTCGCCCCGTAGGTGAGAGGGTCGTCATCCGGATCGGTGGCGAAAATCTGCAAGCCGATTGCTTCACCAACCACATCGATCTGAGCGCCTGGGTTTTGGACGACGGGGGTCTGATTGGCGACAGTGTCGGTGATGCGCACGTCGGCAGTGGTTGCCGACCCACCACTCCCACCAGAGCCACCGCTCCCGCCGGAGCCGAAGCCGGCCAGGTAGTTACTTCCGCCCGGTTGGAGGGTCACCCGGAAACCCTCGGTCCCCTCCGTTTGGTTGTCCGACAACGCCATCAGGTACAGGTAGACGGCGCTCTGGCCCGCCCCGAACGTCACCGTCCCGCCGCTCGCGGACAGCGACGCCGACGACCCGCCTGACGGCCCGGTCAGAGTGTAGTCAACGCCCCACGTCGCCAGCGGGTCGCCGTACCCGTCCTGCCCGAACAGCACATTCACGGTCAGCGCCGAGCCGATGTCCCCGCCGCTCCGCAGCACCCAAATGCCCTCACCCTGGCTGCCCTCGGCCACCGTTTGCGTCTGCGGGCTGAGCCACGCCACCGGCGCGTCGTCGGTGATCCGAATGTCGGCCACGGTCCCCATTCCACCGGACCCGCCACTGCCGCCCGAGCCGCCGCTCCCCCCGCTGCCATACCCGGGCGTGTAGCCCGTTCCGTTCTGGACCGTCAGCCGGAACCCTTCGGTCCCCTCCACGATGTTGTCCGGCAGCGCCGGCAGGGTCAGGTAAAGCTGTGTCTGGTTCGCCCCGAACGTCACCGTGCCGCCGCTAGAGGAAAGCGAGTACTGACCGGACGGGCCGGTCAGCGTGTAGTCGGTGTTCCACGCGGCCAGTGGGTCGCCGTAGCCGTTCTGGCTGATCCCCAGGTTCACAACGAGCGATGACGAAGTGTCGCCGCTGCGGTACACGTACACGCCGGCGGTCACGCCCTCCGAAAGGCTCTGGGCGATGGGGTCCAGCCAGACCTGCGCGACCGGGACCACCCGGTCCTCCATCGCCTCCACCGCAAGCTGGGTCGTCCGCGCCGTATGTGCCGGGCCGCCGAGGGAGCGGAGCCAGTCCCACAGGGCGAGCAACCGATCTACGAGGGTGTAACGAGACGGGAGGCGGGCAGGACGGCTCATGGGTGCGATCCTCGGCACGCGACGAACCGGAGGCGACGTGCGGTTCGGTATCGGGTCAACGAAGGTTGGATTTTGTGGCGCGACCTGCCCACTGTCAACACCCTCGTGGCGATTTTCAGGGTTCTTCACGATACGCCCACACGGGCGTTGGACCGAAGCCGGTCAGCGCTCAACTGCGAGGGACGCCAGGAACTCCTCCCACCGCGGCACCACCTCCTCCGGGTGCCACGCTACCGATGCCGATTTCGCGGCTGCGGAGGCCGCTTCGTATCGCATTCCGTCCTCCCACAGACCGATCACCGTCTCGACCCACGGGATGACTTCCTCAGCCGACGGTGGGGTTCGGGTCTCCGGTGTGATGTGCGCGGGGATCGACAAGCATGTCCCGCCGGTTCCGACCACCTCCGGCAGCGCACCGCGGTCGCTGGCGAGGACTGGGATGCCGTTGAACATCGCCTCCGCCGCCACCCGCCCGAACGACTCGCGCCACAACGACGGGATCACGACGAGCCGCGTCTGCTGGTAGAACGCCCGCGGGTCCGGCGTGTTGGCCATCCGGTGGAGTGATGTCACGCCGCGAAGGTCAACACCACATCGCCCCAGCCAGTCAGCACGGCCACGACCCTCGACCACCAGGAGCGGGGTGTCGGGTCGCTGCCGCCCAAGCACCTCAGCCAGCCGAGCAAACCAGAACACGCCCTTCTCCGGGATCGGGTTCACGAACGTCACGAATCGTCCGCCGCCCGGACGTTCGCATGCCACCCGGGTCACGTCGATCACCGGTGGCAATGCAACACATTCGATCCCGAGCGTCTTGCGGTGGTACTCGCGGCTGAACTGCGACGGCACGATCACCGCGTCGCAACCGGCGAACGCCGCCGCGTCCGGGTACGCGAAGTTGTGCAGCAAGAACGCCACCTTCGCCCCGGCATTCCTCGCCACCTGCACGACGCCCCGGCTCGCCGCGTCGCCGCCGTAGGTCAGCACGACTTCTGGGCGGAACCGCCGCATCGCCTCGGCGAGGATGGCCAGGAACCCGACGGTCTCTTCCGGTGAGGGGAGTTTGGCCGGCGCGGGCGGGTCGGGGGCGAACACCGTGACCGGGAAGCCGCCCGGCCCCGGAACCGTGTGGACGGCAAACTTGCTCGCCCCGGCCGTGCCGGGAGCACTCGTGACCCCGGGCTGATCAAGGAGTGTAACGCCGATCGGCGTGGCGGCCGGGTCGTCGAGGAACGGGCCGGTGAACGCCCCGCACCGCCACCCCCGCGCCGCCAGCGCCGCGAACAGGTCGCGGGTGCAGACCGCCGCCCCGCTCGCCGGGTCGTGGTAGCAGTGATAGGACGCGAACATCACACGCGGTGGCATCATCGGCTCGCTGGCGAGGGGTTCAAGATGGGGTGGACGAAGAGGCGAGGTCGGCCCGGACGTACTTGAGCGTCCCAACTCGGGGCGAGTGGATCACCGCCCCGAACAGCAAGTGCCCAGTAAGGAGTCCGTCCACCTGACGCCGGTCGTCGGGCGTGTGGTACTCCACCAGCACGACTCGCGTCCGGGCCAGCCGCGGCCCGAGGGCCGCCAGAATCTCAGCTTCCATCCCCTCGGCGTCCACCTTCAGCACATCCACCTCGCCCAACTCCAGTTCGTCCCACGCGACGGCGGCGTCCCGGATCGCCACAGGGACGCGGGCAGCTGGCTTCGGAACCAGGGAGGGAACGGTCGAATGTCCGGCCCCGGACCCCGAGTCCAGTAGCAACTCGGCCGTCCCGTCGGTTCGCCCCAAACCAACGGGGTGAACTGTCACCCCGGCGAGCGACGCGACGTTGCCGCGGAGCAGTTCGACGTGCGGCGGGTACGGCTCGAAGCAGTGGACGGCTGCCGGACGGATGGTCAACTTGGCGTATAGGGCGAACGCCCCGCAGTGCGCACCGATGTCCACGACGACCGGAGCTGCGGTCAGCCACTCCGGTCGGACCCCTGCGTACTCGCCCCGCTCGAACAGTTGGCGGACGACCCAGGCGTCAACTGCCGGCATCCGCAGGACGTGCCGATCCGTCCCCCGGGCGACCTCGATGGCGACCACGCCGGGCGCGGCCGGTGCGGGTGCCGGCTTCTCGGTCGGCGCGGGCGGCCGGACGCGGGCGAAGCTGTCGGCGCGGACGTGGTAGCGGCCGCTCTTGGCCGGGACTGGCAGGAACCGGGCACCGGCTCGGGCGAACCGCCGCCACAGGTCGCCGTCCTCGTCCTGGCCCCGGTACTTCCCGAGCGACTCGTCGAAGAGTCCCGTTCGGTCGAGCAGGTCGCGCCGGTGGACGACCCCGAGCGGGACGGCGATGGTCTCAACGGCCATGCAGGACAGCCGGTGGGCGGGGTCGTAGGTGGTCACCCCGCCCAGCCCCGGGTGTCCCGTTCGCTCCTCGACGAGGTCGTACTGGAACAGAAAAACGTCAGCGTGGTTGCGGAGGCCCCACGCCCGCTCCAAGTGGTTGGGGTAGAACTCGTCGTCTTGGTCGAGGTAGGCGACTAGTTCGCCTCGGGCCGCCCGCAGGGCCGTGTTCCGGGCGGCTGCCTGTCCCCGGTTGACCGGGTGGCGAAACACGCGGACACGGGCGTCGAACGCGGCGAAGGCGTCGAGCCGGGCCTGGGAGTCATCCGTCGAGGCGTCGTCCACGGCGAGCAGTTCCCAGTCGGGGCAGGTCTGGGCGCAGAGGGAGGCGAAGGCCCGGTCGAGGAACCGAGCACCGTCGAAGACGGGCATGATGACCGAGACGAGAGTCCCGCCGGACACGGACATGGGGCCGAGCCGTTGTGGTGTCTTGGGGCCAAGCGATGCCGCAGGAGACAGTCTATCGGCGCCTCCTCGCCTGGAGAATGGACGATTGGGCGGTGTACGCGGTCAAGATGCCAGGCCGCGAGCTGTGTCGAGGTGCGCGAGAACTGTATCGGCGATTCTCTCGGTGGTGAACTCCTGGGCCGCGGCGGCACGGACGGATCGACGGTCCAACTCCATCGCGCGACGGACGGATTTGAAGTAGGCATCCAAGGCCACCGCATCCAAGTCGCTCGCCACACACCGCGCTCCAGGCGGCAGGCGATCGACCCGGATGCCGGTCACACCGTCGCGGACGAACGAGGCCCCCGTGCGGACGCCGACGACCGGACAGCCGGCGAGCAGGATCTCCTGCAGCGCGAGCGGGCCGTGGTCGTCGTCGGCCAGGTAGGCGCACGCCCGCGACCGCCGCGCGGCCTCGAACAACTCCTCGCGGTGGTAGCGGCCGTAGTGGATCTGGACGTGGCGCGGGAACACCTCGGCCAGGTGCTCGAGCAGCTGCGGACGGTGGCCGTTCTTGCCGTAGATCAGCAAGTCGTACTCGTCGGGCAGCGGCTCGCCGGGCCACGGGTCGATGGGGTACGGCCACAGGACGATCGGCGACTGGTTCGCGGGGCCGCGGTGCCGGGCGATCAGGTCGCGATACCACCCGCTGTGACAGAACATCGCCCGGCAGTTGGCCGCGTCGAGCAGGCCGCACTCCTCGGCGTCGATCCGGGGCGACCCGGAGTGCGTGAAGAGCAGGTTCGGGCCCTGCACGAACGGCAGCCCCTCCGAGTCCCACCAGACCGCGTAGCGCCGGTCGTCCCAGTGCCAGAACCACGGCACCGCGCCCCGGCTCACCGGGAGCGGCCGGATCGACAGCCAGTCCAGTCCGGCGTCGATGCGCTTCCGCAGCGCCTTCTGGAGCGCGAACATGCCGTTCGTCGGCCCGTTGCGGCCGGGCGCGGTGACGGGGCCGATCAGCTCGACGGGCAGCTTGCCGTCGCGGGACGAGGCGGGCGGTCCGAACGTGAAGCGGCGGACCACCGGCAGCTTGTCGAACTCGCGAGGCCAGCCGGGAGTGATGGTCCCGGTCGTCGCCGTCTGGCGGCCCAGGTCGGCGTAGCCGCGGTCGTCGAGGTAGCTGACGTGGTAGCTGCCGTTGTCGGTGCGGTAGTGGTAGAACGGCGGCGCGAACGCGCACGGGTCGCAGACGCTCACCTTCGCCTCGACCAGCCGGCCGGCGAGTTCCTGGTCCTCGCCGTTGTTCATCGCCGCGTAGCCCCGCACCCGGTCGAACGCGGACCGGCGCAACGCCCACCCGCCGTGGTAGAGGCCGCCGGTGTCTATCTCCTTGAGTCCACCGCCGTGTTCGAGCAGCACCAGACCGGGGCGCGACCATTCGGCACGACGCAACGCCTCGGCCTGCGTCCGGAACCAGTGCGGCAGGTAGATGTCGTCGTCGTCCGCGACCAGGAGCCCCTCGGCGTCGGGCGAGGCCAGCGCGGCGCAGGCGTTCCGCTTCTCACCGAGCGTGCGGACCCGGGCCGGGATCGAGACCAGCCGCCAGCCGTCGCCGGTCTGGTTGGCGTACTGCCCGGCGTCGTCGAGGATGACCAGCTCGCGGAGCTCACGTGGGTGGTCCTGGCGCAGGAACGACTCGATCAACTGCCCGAGCAGGTGCGGGCGGTGGAACGTGCAGCACAGCGCGGCCAGTCTCATGGGGTTCACCACAGGGGGCGGAGGGCCGCGTCGAGCCAGTCGAGCGGGTCGGTGTCGCTGACGACCGTCGTCCAGGGCACGAGGCGGTCGAACGTGTAGCGGTACTTGAAGCGCCCGAACGCGGGGCCGTACCCGTAGGCGTCGTGCTGGGAGTCGTGGGCGATCAGCAACCGGCACTTGCCGTGGAGGCGCGCGACCTCGACCCCGCGGCGGTGCGGCGGCTCGTGGTCGATCAGCACGACCGACCAGTCGTGGTCGTGAATCGGGGCGTGCTGATAGTCGGGCACGAACACGATCTGGTGGTTGTGCTTCGTCACCGGCTGCTCGGTGCAGACGGATGACACGACCGAGAACCAGCGCGGGTCGGCCTCGACCGTGCGGGCCACGCGACCGGCCGCGAAGGCGCTCAGGATCGGCGTGCTGAACCAGCCGGACCCGAACCCCAGGACCGGGCCGGTCGTGCGCCGGATGCACGCCAACAGAACGGGGATGTGGGTGGCGAACGGGTTCATGCGACCTCCGCGAGCGCCGGCTCGGCACGTCGCCCGATCCCGGCGAACAGCCGCCGCCACCCAGCCCAGATCACGTCCGGGTTGGCGAACTCGTTGACGAGCCGCTCGCGGGCGGCGTGCGCGATCCGCAGGCGCAGTTCCTCGTCGTAGGCGAGCGTCGCGGCGTAGTGGGCCAGTTCCTCGTCGCACGAGCCGAGGAACCCGGTCACGGCGTGGTCGATCATCTCCCGCCAGCCCCACTCGTTCTGGGCGACCACGGGGACGCCGGCGGCCATCGCCTCCAGGCCGGCGCGGGGCCAGTTCTCGCGGGCCCCGCCGTTGACCGGCAGCAGGCAGTGCAGTGTGGCGAAGAACTGCTGCGGGGTGATCGCCATCGGTTTCAGGCAGTCGGCCCACGCCGGCGGCTTGCCGAGCTTCGCGTGGGTGCGGTCGTCCATCCCGAGCATGAAGGCCCGCTTGTTGCGGACCTGGATGCGCTCGTAGATCGGCCAGGTGTTGCTCGACCACTTGTCGGCGTCGGGACGTGCCACCCGCCCGACGAAGAACGGCTCGCCCTTCGCGTGCGGGCGCGGGCGGAACTCCCACTCGGTGAGGTCGAACGCACCCCGGATCAGGTGCCCGGTCGCCGGGTCGTACCCGAACTCCGCAAGCTTCGGCTCGATCTCCACTCGCTGGAACTCGGACTGGTAGACCATCGCGTCGGCCGGTCCGTGCTTTGCGAAGAACCGCCTCTCGTGCTCGAACAGGAAGGTCATGCAGTTGACCCAGACGATGGGGCAGCCCAGCGCGCGGAAGCGGTGGGCGTGCGCCATGAACTCGGCGTTGCAGAACGAGACCACGGGCGAACCCGCCAGGCCGGGCACGCGCTCCAGCTCCTCGGGGCGGACCTGGTGGGTCGTGCAACCCAGCGCGTCGAGCCGCGCCCGCCAGCGGTCGTTCGCCCACCACGTCGGGATCAGGCGGACCTCGACGCCGTAGCGCCGCCACAGCTTGACCGTGTGCCAGGCCTCGGTGTTGGCCCCGCCCATCTCGCCGGGGTAGCCGATCAGGAAGACACGCATCGCGTTCAGACCTCCACCACACTGGATGACGGACCCGGCAGCCCGTCACCGGAGGACGAACCCGAGTCGCCGTCGCTCCCGCTACTCCCGTCCGAGGAGCTTCCGCTCGACCCCGAGGATGATCCACTGTCGCTCGACGATGACACATCGATCGCGCTGGACGACGGGTCGCCACTGCCGCTCGGCGTGTCCGCCGCGCTGGAGGTCGGCAGGTCGATCCCGCTGGACGAGTGGACGACCCACGAAGACGTGTCGTCCGCCGCGCTCGACGACGGGAGCGGGGCGCTGGAGGACGCCTCGTCCCCACTGCCGCTCGGCCCGCTGGACGTGTCGATCCCGCTCGAGGAGTGGGTCACGCCGGACGAGCCGTCGTCCACGGCGCTCGACGAGGGGAGCGGGCCGCCGGACGATGAGTCGTCGGCGCTACTGCTCGGCGGCGGGAGTGAGGAGCTGCTCTCGTATCCGGACGAGCTGCTGTCGTAACCGCTCGATGATCCGCTCGACGAGACACCGGATGAGCCGCTGCTCGACCCGCTGGTGCAACCCTCGCAGCAGCAACACCCGGCCGGGTGGCTGAACTGCCACGCGCCTTCTTCCTTGGTCAGCGCCCCGTTTTCGATCCGCAGCGTGATCGTCCGTGTGTAGACGTTGAGCTTGCCGGCCTCGCACCGGACGTCGGTCTCGGTGACCGTGACGCCGGGCGGGCCGCTCGACGACCCGCCGCTCGAACTGCCGGAGGAACTGCCCGAGGAGGAACCCGACGACGATCCGGACGAAGATCCCGAGGACGAATCCGAGGAGGATCCCGACGACGAGGAATCGCAGCACCCCTCGCCGAGGGCCAGGACTTCCCACTTGCGGCTGTCCGCGTAGTACTTGGCGACGCCGTAGGTGCCGGCCGGGACCGAGGTCGCCGGCGGGCAGCCGCAGCCGCTCCCCGACGAACCCATCGCCTTGCAGAGTTCCGGGCAGACGACGCCGATGGCGTCGTGGACGGTGATCGTCGCCTCGACGGGGCACCACTTGCCGTCCCGGAACACGACCAGCTTCGCCGGCGCGGAGCCGCACCGCGCCAGCGACCCGGTCAGCCGGAACCGGACGTGGTCCTCCCCGTCCCCCAGCCGCACGACGGCCCACCGCTCGACCGACCCGGTCTCCTCGACCCACAGCACCCGCGCGGACCCCGCCGGAGCGTTGCGGAGCGATTGCGTGCCGCCCGGCCCGACCTCGGCGAACTCGTATCGGTAACTGGGATCGACCCCCAACCGCACCGGCGTTACCCCCGCGACGACCCCCCGGCCGATGGCACCGGCGTCGAGCGGGTCGAGCAGTACCGCGAACCGACCGACGGCCGGTGGGTCTTCGGGTACGCCGCCGTCGAACGTGACGCGGGTCTGGAACTCCGACAGGTTGTCCAGCGGCCCGACGATCGGGCCGGATAGCGCGAGGACCGCGAACCGGGAGAGCGCCACGCCGGTCGTGTTCCGCACCTTCACGATGCCCGTCTGGCGGAACAGGTCGGCCTCGTCGCGGTCGGTCTCGTGCAGCCGGCCGCGAGTTTTCCGGGCGGCCTCGAGGAACGCGTTGTACGCCGCCGCCGGGATCTCCAGCCGCTGGCCGGGCGTGACGCTCTTGAACGGGTCGCCGGGCACGTCAGCCTCCGATCCCGAGGAGCGCGAAGTTGCCCGGCTCGTACACCCGCTCGATGTAGACCGACTCCGGCTGCTTCACGAGGACCTTCTGGTCCTCGACGTCCCCGTAGCGGACCCAGAGGTACTCCCACCCCTTCTTGTTGATGTTCTGGATGTCGCCGACCTGAAGGTTGACCGCGTTCGGGCTGGCGGCGAACTGGTAGGTAAGCTCCCACTTCTCGAGGCCGCGGCGCGAGCCCGACGCGCCGAGGAACAGCACCTCGCCCGCCGCGAACCCCCTGAACGGGGCGTTGTTGACCCGCCCGGTGAGCTGGAAGAGCGTGATCTTGTAGCCGTGCGTGACCAGCGCCACCGGGATCGAGTAGGTCTCGGAGAACCGGAACACCGGCACGGTGATGTCGGTCCCCTCGACGGAGTCGTTGTTGAACCCGATCGCGCCCTTGAGGTCGGGCGGGATCTTCCCCGGCTTGCCGTGCTTGGCGACGGTCTGGAGCGACTGGGTGATGTGCTGCGTGCCGCCCGAGGTCTCGAACGTGTAGCTCGGGCCGAGCGGGGCGTTGGGCTGGGGCGGGTCGTTGCCGGGCGGGGCGTCGTCCGCCTGCGTGTCCTCGCGGCCGTACCGGACCGACACGTCCCAGACCCCGCCGCCCTTGTGGTCGATGCGGTAGTTCTGGAAGATCATGCCGCGGAAGATCGCCGGGATCGTCGCCTCGACCAGCGCCCGCACGTCGAGGTCGCTCTCGGTGCCGAGGACGGCGAACAGCAGGTCGACGGACGGGCTGTCCGGCCCGACCGTCGCCCCGCCGCTGTCGAACTTCTCGACGATGATCGCCACCGGGTGGAGCCCTCACACGAAGACCAGTCCGCCGTGGACGGCCGCGACCGCGATCTTCTTGACGTTGTCGTTGATCTGGTCGACCGCCTTGGCGGCGCGCTCGTTGAGCGACTCGCCGCCCAGCCCACGAACGGCCAGGGCGTTGAACGTCCCCTGGACGTCCACCTTCTTGGAGAGGTCGATCACCTCGTCGAGTGAGGACATCGACCCGGACTTGGCCTTCGGCGGGACGCGGTCGCCCATGCCGGCGCGCTTGCGTTCCGCCTCCTTCACCGCGTCGCGGAGCTCATCGGCCGCCTTCCGCACGTCGTCCATCGCCTCGGCCGCGTTCGCCTTGCGGGCCGCGTCGGCCTCGCGCTGCCGGCGGAGCCGCTCGTCGAGGATCTGGTTCTTGATCCGGTCGCGGTTGCGGTTGATGTTCTCGTCCGAGAAGTCGAAGTTCTCGCGGAGCTTCCGGGCGAACGTCTCGAACCCGAGCTTGTCCGCGACCCAGGCGGCGGCCTTGAAGAGCTTCTCGATGGCGAACGCGAAGGTGCGGGCGATCCAGGCGGTGAAGTCCCAGAACATGAGCTTCAACCCGGCCACCGCGTCGTGCCAGCCGTCGACGAAGATGCCCTTGAAGGCGTTCCACTTCTCGGTCCACCACAGCACCGCCTTGGCCCACTCCAGGTTGATGGCCGCGAGTGCGATCTTGGCCGCCAGTTCCAGGTCGCCGGCCTGGATCGCGGCGACGATCCCGCCCCAGGCGGTCTTCGCCGTCTCCGCGAAGCTCATGAACCCCGCGCTCAACTCGTCCGTCATCCGCTTCCCGGCGTCGGTCTGCGTGGCGAACAGGTAGCCGAGGCCGACCAGGGCCGCGACCACCAGGCCGATCGGCGACAGGAGCGCCCCGAGGACGGAGCCGACGACCCCGATGACCGTGCCGAGCGCCGAGAAGACGGTGACCAGTCCGCTGATCGCGAAGCCCGCCAGACTGACGAACGCGCCGAGCGCGACGAGGGCCGCGCCGACGCCCAGGACGACCGCGACGATCTTGGCGATCGAGACAACGAGACCGCGGTTGCGGTCGATCCACTCGGACACGTCCCGCGAGGTGGTGATGATCCAGTTGGCCAGGTCCATGAGCGACGGCACGAGCGCCGCCCCGACCGAGAACGCGCCGCGCTTGATCACCTTCCAGAGCACGTCGAGCGTGTCGCCGAACTCCTCGGCGGCCGCCGCGTCCTCGGTCGAGATGGTCAGCCCGAGCCTGCGGGCCTTCTCCCGGAGCGCCTCGATCCCGGCCGCCCCGTCGTTCATCAGGGGCAGGAGCTTCGTCCCCGACTTGCCGAACACGTCCATCGCCAGCGCCGCCCGCAGGGTCGGGTTCTCGACCTTGCTGAGCCGCTCGGCGATCAGTTTGAACTGCTCGTCGGGCGCGAGCGCCTTCAGGTCGGCCACCGTGAGGCCGAGCTTTTCCAGGGCGGCGCGCGCCGCTTTGGAGCCGTCCGCGGCCTCGACGACGAACTTCTGAATCTTCCGCAGGCCCGCCTCGAGCGTTTCCATGTCCGCGCCCGACTGCTCGGCCGCGAACCCCAACTCCGAGAGCGCCTCGACCGAGACGCCGGTCCGCTGGCTCATGTCGATCAGGTCGCTGCCCAGCTCGGTGAAGACCTTCGTGGCCAGCACGAACGGCGCGGCGAAGGCGGCACCGACGCCGAGCAGTTGCGTGCCGAGGCCCGTGATCCCGGCGCCGAACGCCTTCAGCTTGGCGGCCGCGGCGGCGAGCCCCTTCGTCAGCCGGTTGTCCTTGACGAACAACTCGACGTAGGCGGCCCCCGCGCGAATCCCCGCAGCCGACGCCATCGCTCACGCCCCCCTGGGTCGGTCCACGAACACCTGCTTCAGGACGGCGACGCCGACCCTGGCCGCGACCGGCTCCTTCCGCCGCAGGTGCGGGTTGAAGTCGGCCGGCTGGAACGGGCGGGTCTTCTTCGGGTCGCGGTGCGCGTTGGCGAGCAGGGCCAGTACGGCGGACGTGTGCGCCCACCGCTGGCGGCCGGCCGCCTCGGCCATCGTCAGGAGTTCGCGGAGGGTGAAGGGTCCGGGGTCGATCCCGAGGACGCCGGCGAGTTCCCAAACGAGGCGATCAACCTGCTCGCTTCCGCCGCCGGGTCGAGGCGGTCGATCACCACCTCGGCGTGGTCCAGGAGCTTGTCCCGCACCTTCCGCCCGGCCGAGAGCACCTTCGTCAGGCTCGCCCGCGCCCGGGCGTCGGGGAAAAAATCGATCAGCTCCTCGACGAACGCGTCCGCGGCGAGCGTGATCGCGTCGCCGGCCAGCGCCCGCCCGAAGTCCTCGTCGGTGACCTGCTTGGCGTCTGCCTCGTCCTTGCACAGGCAGTACAGGACGTCGGCCAGTTGCACCGGGTCGGACACGAGCGCCCCGAGCGGCTTGAACCCCTCGTCGATGAGCTTGTAGAGGTCGATGCCGACGAGCCCGCGGACCCGCTTGACGGCGGCCACGTTGATGGCCACCGTCCACGCCCGCCCGGCGTTGTCGCGGAAGCTGTGCACGTCACTTCCTCCGGATGAGGGGGATGTCGATCGGCTCCCAGTCCGCGTCGGTCCGCTTGGCGACGCAGACCGGTATCGCGAGCGGCTCCCAGGCGTCCGCGTCGGTCTTCGCGACGGGCCGCAGCCGGCCCGCCCGCTCGGCGCTGCCGCCGAACATGAGCGTCTTGCGGCCGCGCTCGGTGGTGCAGCAGACGACGGCGACCAGCTCGTCGGTGTCGGCCCGGAAGATGCCGCCGCCCGAGTCGCCGGAGGAAACGCTCAGCTCCATCTGCAACTGCCCGTCGTGCGTCTCCGCGCCGGTGACGCGGCCGGTCTCGCGGTTACCCGGCTTGTCGATGCCGTAGCCCATGTGCCAGACCTCGGTCCCGACGGGCGGATTCCTCGCGGCGAGGTTGGCGAACGGCAGGTCTTCGATGGCCGCGTCGGTGACGAGCCAGGTCAGGTCGGCGTCGGCGTTCCGCGCCGCGACCGTGACGGCGAGGGTGCGGCCGTCCTTGAGCGTGAAGCTCCCCCGGCTGCCGACCCCGCCGGTGCAGTGCGAAGCGGTCAGGACGTCCCACTTCCCGTCGGGACGGCGCGGGCCGATCACCGTCGCGGTGCAACCGGCGCTGCCGAAGCGGAGCTTGCCGATGGCCTGCTCGGCGTTGGCCTTCCCCGGCGGCTTCGGCTCGGGCTTGGGCGGCACCGGCCCGCACCCCTCGACGACGACCGTGACCTGGCTCTCCTCGACGACCAGCCCGCCCTCGGCCTGCCGGATCACCAGCAGTTCGACCTCGTAGGTGCCGGGGTGGGCGGCGAACTCCAGCACGCCTCGCGGTGTGGTCGCCCGCTGCACGTCCTTCGCCGGGTGAACGCGCCACAGGATCGCGGCCTTCGGGTCCACCCCCTCGGCACGCAGCTGGACCAGCGAGTGCGGTTTGTACTTCGTCTCGCCCGTGATGCGGACGGGCGGGTTCGGGTCCGCGCGGACCGACGCGGCGACGGACAGCAGAATCGAGAACCCGACAACGAAAACGCGCATGGTGCTCCTCGGGGTGATCAGGGAACCGTCATCCAGGTGGGCGGGTTGGCGGAGAACGTCGGCTTCACGGTCACGCTCACGGTGATCGCCTCTTCGAGCGCCTCGTTGCGGCTGAAGTTGGTGACCGCGCAGGTGGCCCGCAGCCCCTGCGAGCCGGCCGTGGCAATGTCGCCGTCCATGACCGCGAACTCGAGCGCGGTGTGGTTCAGGAACGCATCGCGGATCGCGGCGAAGTCGTCGTCCTCGGTGTCCCACACCATGTCGAACTCGATGGAGCCGTCCTTGAGCGTCGCCACGGTCGCGCGCCAGCCGGCGTTGCCGCGGGTGGTCACGTCGGCCTCGCCGGCCTCGAGGTTGAGCGTCACGTCCTTGACGTTCTTGATCTCGTTCCAGACCGGGGCGGCCTGGGTGCCCGTGTTGCGGTAGAGCTTGGCGTCGAGCCCGAGTTTCACACCCACGCGACACCTCCGTCAGCGAACCGAGTTCTTCCACAGGGCCGGCAGTTGCGGCTTCTCGGCCTCGAACGCCGGACCCATGTACGGGCGCGGGCGATAGTGCGCCCGCTTCGGTCCTTCGCGTGTCTCCAGCGTCGTGTCGCCGCCGTGTTCCAAGAGGCGCGGGGCTTCGGACCCCTCCTTCGTCAGCGTCGGCCCGATCACCACCGACTTGCGGTCGGGGTCGTAGGCGAACAGGATGAACTTCCGCAAGAGGCCGACGTGCGAGAAGGGCGGGCCGCCCGGCGGGCTGGTCCCCTTCCGCTTGCGGATCGAGGTCTTCGCCCGCTGCCGGACGAAGGCCCCGAAACGGGACAGCACCCTGCGGGTGCCGGCGTCCACCGACCGCTTCACCTTCTCGCGGTCGAAGAAGCCGCGCTTGGCGGCGGCGAACGTCAGCCCAACCACCCGTCACCTCCACACCCGGAAGGTCAGCGTCAGGACGCTCGTGAACTGGCGGAACTCGTCCAGGTGCTCCGGCGCGTAAACCGGCACGTTCTCGACCTCGGTGCAGCGGGCCTGCGGGTAACCCGCCAGCGGCTCCGACCGGAAGTGGTCGGCGATCTCCTCCACCAGCACCATGAGCGCATCGAGGTTCCCCGGCGTCGGGTCGAGCTTCTGCTGCACCGCGACGTCGATGCGGCAGTCGAAGCTGTCGCGGTTGCGGTCGAGCCCCTTGCTCGCCACCGACCGGGGGACCACGCTCACGCGGAGCGTCGTCATGTCCGCGAGCTCGAACTGCGGCAGGTAGTGCCGCTCGGCCGTCAGCGGTTGGCTGAACGCGGTCGCGTTCAACTGGGCGACCACGGCGTCGGCGATGGCCAGGATCGTGGCCGGCATTCGTCACCCCGGCGGGACGAGGGCCCGCACGACCCGGAGGACGAGGTCGTCCACCGGCGACTTCGTGGCGCGGACGGCCTCGGTCAGCGCGTCGCTGTGCAGGATCGCCTTGACGAGCGGCAACACGTCGCGGAAGCCGGCCGGGTTTTGGCCGTGCAGGCCGATCAGTTGACGGAACAGGTCGAGCATTACTCCACCCCCACTTGCTTGGTGTGAATCCGCAGCACCTTGCGATACACGTCCGACCAGCGCCACGGCGGTTCCTTGCCGGGGGCCATCACCTCGTACACGAAGGTCGTCGTGCCGACCGTCTCCCGGACCGTGTCGCCGCGTTCGGGCAGCACCGCGACCGCCCCCAGCACCAAGTCCGCGGCGTGGATCAGGAAGTCGCGGTCGGTCCACTCCATCCGCACGCCGCCGTACCCGTCGTCGAGCTTCAGGAGCGTCCGGCCGGCCGTGGCCTGAACCCCGACCTCGGCCGCCCCGCGGCGGTACACGACCGGCCGCGACGCGTGCTCCTTGAGCATGTCGGCCAGCCAGTCCGAGCCGGTGCGGAGCAGGTCGGGCATCGCGGTCTCACGGGCTCAGGCGGGCGCGGACGGTGGCGTCGGCCGCGGCCGCGGCACGGACGACCTTGCCGATCAGCTTGTTGCCGGCCGACACGTTGGTGGCGACGTTAGCCGCGTCGTCCCAGTAGATGAGCGTGCCGACTGCCAGCACGAGGCCGGCGAGCTTGGCGAAGTCGAACACCCCGCTGACCGCCAGCGCACCGGGCGTGTTGGCCGCGATCGGCTGCTTGGCGACGCCGATGAGGTCGCCCTGCACGACCACGTCACCGGCCGCCACCGCCGCCCCGGGCGTGTAGTCGATGCACTCGCCGTCGTGAACGAACACTGCCTGTGCCATCGGTGAAACTCCGTGGGATTACGCCTCGCCCTTGACCTTGACCCCCGCGAGCCACTCGGCGAAGTCGACGCCGAAGTCGTGGTAGCCGCGGAACTGCACGCCCAACTGGTTGAAGTCGGCCTCGGCCATGTCCACCGTCGGCGTCTGCACCCCGTCGAGGAAGCTGACCACGACCGGCGCGAGCACGGACGGCGCGCGGAACAAGTACCACGCCTTCGCCGACTGGCCGGTGAAGGCCGCGTCGGAGAGCCAGTCGCACACCACCGGGCGGTACTTGCCGGCGTGGATGTTGTCGCTCGGCACGGAATCCTTCGTGGAGGCACCGCCGGTGTTGACCGTCGTGCTCTGATAGAGCCGCTGCGCGACGAACTGGAGTTCCGGCGGCACGAGCAGGATGACCGGCACGCCGCCGACGCGCTTGCCGTCGGGCGACTTCAGCTTGCGGAAGGCGAGGACGCCCGCCTGCAAACCCGCGCCATCGACATCGAGTGCGGTGCCGGCCCCGGCGATGAAGTTGCCCCGCGCAGCCGTAAAGAACGCCGCGTTGTCGAGGAACCGGGTCCAGAAGACGGTGTTGAACTTGCGGGCCGCCCCGCCGCCGAGCCGGGTGCGGATGTCCTCGAAGGCGCTCAGGTCGTCGTTGATCAGGTCCTCGCGGGTCAGCGCGAACATCTTGGCGTAGGTCCGGGCCTGCCGGGTGTACGACTCCTCGGACACCTTGCCGTGCTTGATCTCGCCGCCCGGCGGGAGTTCCTCGTACTCCATGTCGTCGAGCAGCCGGTAGCTGGTGACCTGCTTGAAGTCGCTGACCGACTTCACGGCCGCGACCTCGCGCCAGGTCTGGTCCTCCTCCTGGAAGCCGGCGAGCAGTTCCTTGTTGGCGACGTTCGAGAAGAGGCCCGGCAAGGACAGGGTGCTGAACGCGGCCTGCACCGAACCGAATGCGGCGCGGAAGATCGCCGGCAGCGTGTCGCGGCGGACCGCCGTGCGGCCGGTGTAGCCGTTGGCCTGGGCCGCCATCACGACCAGTTCCTGCAGGCCGAGCCCCTTGAACTGCCGATCGGCGGCGTCGAGCGTCTCCGCGGAGAAGAGCCTCTCGCGGTTCGGGGTGCGGAGCGTCTTGCACAGCGCCGCCTCGATCACCTCCGCGCCAGGCAGGCCGCCCTGGCCGCCCGCGACGGCGGGCGGGGCCGGCCGCTTGCGGCGCAGCAGTTCCAACTCGGCCCGGGTCACGTCCCAGCCTTCCTCGATGGCCCGCGCCTCCACGTCGGGGAGCTTGCCGTCGTACAGCGTGCGGATGGCGGCGATCCGCTTCGCCTCGTTCGCCGTCGCCGTCCGCACGGCGGTCACGGCGTCGGCCGCCGCGGTCGCGGCCAGCGCGTCCGTCGAACTGGTGGCCGTCGGCATGATCGAACTCTCCTGGGCGTGGGCGGCCACGCTCGCACTGGTGTTCCCGTCCGCGCCGAGGTCGACGAAGCTGATCTCGCCGAGCGTGGACTTGCGGACGACGACGACCGGGCCGGTGAACTCCCGGCCGTTGGCCGACGCCACTTGGCCGTCCTTGATGAACTCGAACTGCTCGACCCGCGCCCCGATGCTCGCCTGCCACGGGAAGCCGTTGCGCGACCCGGCGACGACCCGATCGGTGTCGGGACCGGGGATGCTCAGCACGCCCGAGGCGATCAACCGCCCCGCGTCCTGCGCGATGGCGTCGGTGTGGCCGACGAGCCGGTCGGTGTTGTGGCCGACGCGGATCGGGCGGTTCTGCGAGGGGATCGCCATCCCCGCCAAGTCGACGACGACCGGGTACTTCCACCCCTCCAGCCGCATCGCCCCGCCGGTGTAGGCGACCATGTGGAAGCGCGGCAGCTTCGGTGTGCCGTCGCCGGCGGCCGCACTCTCGGCGGCCGCGATCTGCATGGTCGCGGTCAGCCAGAGCTTCTCAGGCAGCGGCTCGGGACTGTTCGTCCTCATGCTCGGAGTCCTCGTTCGGGTCGTTGCGGACGGGTGGAACGGCCGCCGCCGGCGCGAGGCCCAACTCGGCCATGAACGCGACCTCTTTGGCCCGCTGGCGCAGGGCGTCCTCCCAGTCCCGCCCCTGGCGGGCGTACTCGTGCGCGAGGGTGGTCGTGTGGTTGGCGAGCCGCGTCGCCTGGGCGGTCGCTTCCTTCGCGGGATCGACGTGCTCCCGGCCGTCCCAGAACCAGGCGTGGTCGAGCGTGAAGAACGGACCCAGACCCGCCGGCAGCAGGCCCGGAATGAGGGCCGCCTCGTCGAACCAGGCGGCGAGGAGGCGGTCGAGGATCGTCTCCTCGATCTGGGCCTGCTCGACCCGCATCGCCTGGAAGTAGGTCTGGTGGTCGAGCCGGCCGGAGGCGTAGTTGTAAGACGCCGAGTTGCCCGCCGCGACGTTGAACGGCATGTTCAGGCAGCGGGCGATCTCGTTGAGAATCTCCCGCTTGAACTCGGCGTAAGTCGTCGCCGGTTGTTCCGCCTGCAACTGGCTCATCTTCCAGCCGCCGGGCATGGTGACGAGCGCCCGCTTCTCCAACTCGATCGGCTCGAACGGCTCGGCCGCGTCCGCCTCGCCGCTGGCCGGCGCGTCCGTGTAGAGAATGCCCGCGAAGTCGGCGGCGGTCTCGGCGGCCGCCAGCACCGCCAGCGTGAACCGCCGCAGTTGCGCGAACAGCGGCAGCGCGGGCGTGATGTCCGGGATGCCGCGGGCCTGCCCCGGTCGGTCCACGCGGAACCAGTGCAGCATCGACTCGGCGGGGATGCGGTCGAAGGCCAGCGCCCGGCGGAACGCCACGTCGCCCGGATGCTCCCGGAGGACGTGGTACTCGACCGGGTTACCCGCCGCGTCGAAGACGATCCCGTCCACGGTCGCGTCGAGGCGCGGGTCGGGCGTCGTCACCTGTTCGGCCTCGACGAGCTTCAGGTCGAGTTGCACGGCGTGCGGCAACTTCGGGTTGCTCGTCAGCACCGCGAAGGACTCGCCGTCCGTGGCGCGGGCCGAGCGCATCGTGCGGAGCTTCTCGGCGAGGCGGATCGCGGTCGTCCAGCGCCCGAACTCGCGTTCGATCCGCCGGTTGGCGTCGGCGTCGTCGGTGAGCAACTGGAGCCGCGGCCCGGTGCCGACGACGTCGTTGGCGAGCGTCAGCACGATCCCGCGGGCGTAGCTGTTGTTGGCGACCTCGTGCCGGGCGCGGTTCCGCAGCACCCGGCGGACTTCCGGGTTGTTGGCGGCGTTGGCGGACAGGCCGTCGGCGTTGGCCCAGTGGCGGCGGTTGTCGTCGGTCGTCGCCGCCGCGTCGTAGCGGCCGCGGACGACGCGAACGACCCGCTCGCGACCGGGTCGCGTCGGCTTGGTGCTCCAGAAGTTGGCGAGCCAGCGCAGCACTCAGTCGGCCCCCGGCGGAACGAGCTTGTTGAACCGCAGCCCGCGCTGCGGCTTCTTGGCGGCTTCCTTGGACGCGAGGTAGCGGTCGGCCTCGATCTGCTCGGAGAGCGGGTGCTGCTCGACGGAGCCGGCGTCGCCCGAGGCCTTGGCCGGTCCCTTCGCGTTCTCTGCGATGGTGTCGTCGAGTTCGTCCGGCATCGCTGCGCCGATCCGAAACTGGTGAATGGCCGCCTACTTTAGACCCTTGCCGGAGGGCGACCAAACTACGCAGAAATCTGGTAAAACGGCGATGCGCAGAAGTGACCGTTGCCCGAGACGGGGAAGGGAATCGTAGTGGGCTCGGGAGATCACGCCGGAATTCGGCGTGTTGCCAAGCGCCCGGATCACACGATTGGAATCAGCGTCGTTTCGCCTTCTGGAGTTCTGCGAAGCTCACCCGCTCGCGTTTGGGCGCGGGCTTCACGTCCGTGCCCGGCAGGGAGCAGCCCTGCATCGACGCGGCCACGGCGCAGCCGACGACGCCGTCGAGCCAGTGGTTGTCGCTCCGCTCGGGCCGCATCTTCCACTCGTCCACCGTGCGCCCGCGCCCCTCGGTCTTCACGCGGTACTCGGCGGTCAGGTGGTCCGCGAAGAGCCGGTGCGTCTCGGCCCGGTCGCCGAAGAGCGACAGGCACCCGCGGTCGCCCAGCACCACCGCCAGCCGCGCCTGCACGAACGACTTCCAGTAGTTGGTGTCGAACAGGACGTGCCGGACGGCCCGCTTCCCCTGCACGTTCGGGACGCGCCAGTGGTGGCCGACGCGGTCGCCCGGCCGCCGCTTGTACTCGCTGAACGGCTGGCTCGACGCGCCGACAAACCGTCCGTGGGCCGGCGTCACGACGGAGGCGTGGGCGGACTCGCGGCAGAACTGGTACACGACGTCCGTTGAGGTGCCCCAGTTGGCGTCGATCAGGCAGCGCTCGATTCGCAGGACCGCGCCGTCGTCGCGCGGCCAGTCGCGGCCGAGGAGCGCGGCCGTCAACTTCTCCAGCCCCTGGTAGATTGCCCCCTCGATCCCCGCCGCGCCGGTCGCGACGGCCAGCGTCGGGTTCGCCTCGCGGAGAGTGAAGTACGGCCGCCGCTGGTCGGGCCAGGTGCCGTAATCCAGGACGTAGCCGGTGAAATCGTCCTCCCAGCCGCACGCGACCCAGAACAGCAGGCTCCCCTGCACGTCCACGAACGCGGTCAGCCGCCCGCAGCCGATCGGCACCTCGCCGCGGCCGCGCCGGTTGAACTTACCCGCGATCTGGTCGGCGGTGAGCTCGTCGTCGCCGGCGACCTCCTCGAGGAGTGGCTCGTTCTGGTACTCGGCGAAGAAGGCGGCCTCGTCCTGGAGCCGCAGGTTCATCGCGTGCTGGATGGCCGACAGTTCGTCGTGGTTGAACCGGGCCGGCCAGGCGACGCGCGACCCGGCGTCCATCGCCTCCCGATGGGCGCGGTAGAACTCGGTCGCCTCGACGCCCTCACGCCCCTCCCGCAGGCTCTCGGCGCGGATCTCGGCGTAGCGCTGCCAGAGCTTCTCGTCGGCCGGGAACGAGTAGACCATCTTGGTCCGCTCGCCGTTCCACTCCGGGTGTTTGTCGCGCGAGAGGATGTTGTCCGCCATGTCGCCGGGGCGGATGACCGTACACGGCATGATCCCGGAGATCTTCCGCCCCGGCCCAGCCAGCCCCAGCACCGCGCCGGCGAGGATGCTCTCGCGGGTGGCGCACTGGGACAGCGACCGCGCCGACTCGTCGGTCTGCGGGTCGTCGAGCACGACGAGCGACGGCCGCACGGTCTTGCCGTCGGCCCGCTTGTACTTCATGCCACGGATGCGGCCGGTGATCCCCGCCACCTTGACGATCGCGCCGCTGGCGGTGCTGCCGGGGATCGTCGGCAGCACGACTTCACGCGCCGTCCAGCCGATGTGGGTCCGCTCGCCCTTGTAGAGCTGGCCGTTGCAGCGGTTGGCGATCCCGTCGAGGCAGTGGATCGGGTAGACGACCTCCGGGAAGTCTTCGAGCAGCAGGTCGTTGCCGTCGAGCTCCATCTTGATGGCGTCGAGCATGTCCATCGCGTGCCCCTCGTCCGACCCGATCAGGCAGACGAACTCGCGGTGCCCGTAGAGCACCGCCCAGATGCACGCGCACTCCGAGATCGAACTCTTCCCCGAGCCCCGCGGCATCGCCATCGCGAACAGGCCGCCGCGCAGGACTGCCTGCTCGATCCGGGCAATCACCTTCAGGTGGTCGTCGGACCACGGCAGCGAGAACGTCAGCGGGAAGTAGCTGTCGCAGAAGAACCGGAAGTCCGACGCGGCCCGCTCCTTCCGCTCGCGGTTCACCACGTCCGGTAGCTCACCAATATCCCGCCCCGCCAGCGACAGCGCGAGGTTCCGCGCCCTCGACCGGGTCTTCAGCTCCTCGTAGGGGTCGCCGGCCGGTTCCGGTTTCGGGGCGTGGCGCTGCGAGACGAGCCACGCGACGTAGCGGACGAGGTCGACGTGCTTGCCGTCGCCGACCCGCATGCCGGCGCGGGAGCGGTGACGGTAGAGCTGCCGCTCGCTGATGACCTCGCCGAGCGGAGTCGAGTTCAGCAACCGGCAGAGCTCCGAGGGCTTCAGCCGCCGCGGGTCAGTCGCCATGCGCGTCCTCCGCCACCAGCCACGCCGCGTAGTGAACCAGGTTGATCGTCCCGTCCGCATTGGTCGGCGCACCGGCGTCGATGTCCGCCCGGATCATCGCCTCCGTCACGCCGAACCCGCCCACCCGCGCGAGCATGCGCGCGGCGTCCGCGACGGGCATCGCGGCGGGGTTGAGCACGGGCTTCGCCTCGTCGGGCGGCATGTCGGAAACCTCGAAAACTCTCAGGAATTCGGGCCGGATTCGCTTCCCTGTCCCGCGAACCGGCTGTAACTGTCATCACACGTTCGCGGGGTGCGGACGCGACGCAAACCATTACGGGAGAACATGATGCGCACCGAAGATGCGGAGTTCGGCGACGACCTGAGTTTCACCCACCTCAACCCCCGCCCCGGCTGCGCGGGCACCTGGATCGCCGGCCGGGTCGCGGGGCACCGGTTCGAGGCGCTGGTCTTCCGCGACCACGCCGAGAACCCGGCCTGGGAGTTGGGCGACAGCGGCATCTCGAAGCTGTGGGTGCAGCGCCTGGCCGACCGGGCGGTGGTGTTCAACTGGGACCGCGGCCCCGACGTACCCGCGGCCGACGCGGCTGCGGCGCGGGTGGTGGACTTCCTCGCCGCGGGCCTGGCCGAACACGTCTTCGGGTGCTGAAGCCGAAACGCCTTCCCCACGCGGGAAGGTGTCGCGGCGGGTGGTTCCCGCCGCCTGATGACGGCAGCCAAACAACGGGGGACGAGCATGTCGGCACAAACGGAGCGCAAGGTGACGGACGCGGCCGCGGCGATGCTGGTCGGCCGGCGGGTGGTGCGGGTCGGGTACATGCCGGCCGCGGAGGCGGCGGACCTGGGGTGGTCGCACCGGCCGGCCGTGCTGGAGTTCGACGACGGGACCGTCGCCTACGCCGCCTGCGACGAGGAGGGGAACGACGCGGGCGTGCTGTTCGTGGAGGCGGGGCGAGGCGACCTCTGCCTCGGGCGGTTCCCGACCTGAGCCGAAACGCGGGACGTCCCGCGTCGCCCGGCCGTGGCGGGCCGGGCCTGATGACGGCAGCCACCGAACCCCGAGGAGCGGAACGATGAACCCGCCGAAGCCGGTGACGATCGAGTTGGAGGTGACCGAGTTCCCCACCGCCCGCGAGGCGATCGAGCACGCCCGCGCGCACGGCGGCCGGGCGATCCGGCTGGGCGGCCGGAGCCTGGTGGTCCGCGACCAGGACGCGGAGTGGTTGGCGACCGCCCGGGTGGAGTTCGCGTACCTGTGCGACCACCACGGGCAGATCGTGACGGTCCCGGTCAACGATTGAAGCCGAAACGCCCCCGCGGGCGTCGCGGCGGGTGGCTCCCGCCGCCTGATGATGGCAGCCAACCCCATCGACCCGGAGCGACGACCATGACCGCGAAGAAGACCACGAAGAGTTCCCCCGCCCCGAAGAAGGCCACCGGGGGCAAGAAGCCGAAGGCCGCCAAGAACGCGACGCCCGCCGTCGAGGAGCCCGCGAAGACCCCGGAGGCGACCACCCCGCCGGCCGAGGCCGCGGATGCCAAGCCCGCCAAGACCAGGAAGGCCCGCGCCGAGAAGCCGAAGAAGATGAGCGCCCTCGACGCCGCCGCCAAGGTCCTCGGCGAGGCGGGCAGCGCGATGAACGCCAAGGAGATGATCGAGGCGATGGCGAGCAAGGGGTACTGGACGACCCCCGGCGGGAAGACCCCGCACGCGACCCTCTACGCCGCCATCCTGCGCGAGATCACCGCCAAGGGGAAGGAGGCCCGGTTCGCCAAGACGGAGCGTGGCAAGTTCGCCCTCAACGGGGAGGCCTGACCCCGGACGCCGCCCGTTCGCCCACGAGGCCCCCACGCGGGGCCTCTTCCCGCTTGCCGTCGTTCCGTTCAACGTGCGCCCTCCGACGCGACGTGGGCCGACGTGGGCGAACGGGCGGCCTCCGGGGCGAGGAACCGGACCGGCTTGCCCAGCGCGCGGGCCATCGCGATCTCCTCCCGCACCCCGATGCTCTCCCGCCACCCGTCGAGCATCAGCACCGCGACCTCGTCGCACCGCTCCAGGTGGACCCGGTCGATGCGTTCCCAATACGACCATGCGGTCGGCAACTCGAACTCGATGAGCGAGTGGCTGTGGACGATCGGCGAGAACACGACCTCGCCGGCGCGGAGCAGCGCGGCGGTCGCCCGGCAGGCGGCGCGGAACCGCTCTTCGCGGACCGCGGGGTCGGGATGCGAGTATGGACTGGCGAGGTAGATCACGCGGACACCTCCGCGCCGGTCCGCTCGGCCTTGCGGCCGGTGAACTTCTCCCACCGCTGGACGATGACGTCGCAGTACAGCGGGTCCAACTCCATCAGGTACGCCTTCCGTCCGGTCTGCTCGGCGGCGATGAGCGTGCTGCCGGAGCCGCCGAACAAGTCGAGAACATGCTCACCCTCGCGGGACGAGTACTGCATCGCCCGCACGGCCAACTCGACCGGCTTCTCGGTGAGATGCACCATCGACTGCGGGTTGACCTTCTTCACGCTCCACACGTCCGTGGCGTTGTTCGGCCCGAGGTAGACGTGCGCCGCGCCCTCGCGCCAGCCGTAGAAGCACCACTCGTGGTTGCCCATGAAGTCCTTGCGGGTGAGCACCGGGTGCTCCTTCACCCAGATGATCGCCTGCGAAAAGTACAACTCGCAGGCCTTCAGCACCGGCGGGTAGTTGGCGCAGTTGGCGTAGCCGCCCCAGATGTAGAAGCCGCGGCCGGGCTCCAGCACGCGGGCGAGGTTCCCGAACCACGCGGCCAAGAGCCGGTCGAACTCGGCGTCGGAGACGAAGTCGTTGGCGAGCGGCCGGTCCTTGGCGCGGAGCTTCTTCCCCGTCGGTTTGGCCTTCTCGGGGTGGCGCTCGACGTCGAGCTTCTGGTGGTGGGTGGTGCCGGCGAACGAGGAGAGGCCGGCGGCGATGGCGTTGTTGGAACGCGGCTCGACCTTCACGTTGTACGGCGGGTCGGTGTTCACCAGGTGGATGCCCGCGCCGCCGAGCAACCGGTCCACGTCCGCCGGCTTGCTGCTGTCGCCGCACAGGAGGCGGTGGTCGCCCAGCACCCACAGGTCGCCCGGTTTGGTCGTCGCCTCGTCCGGCGGTTCGGGCACCTCGTCCGGGTCGGTCAACCCGTCCTTCAGGGTCGGGTCGAGCAGCTTCGCCAGCTCGTCCGCGTCGAAGCCGAGGAGCGCGAGGTCGTAGTTGGCCTCCTTCAGCCCGGCCAGTTCGATCGGGAGCAGGTCGTAGTCCCACGTCGCCAGCGACGCCGTCTGGTTGTCGGCGATCCGGTAGGCGCGGATCTGCTCGGGGGTCAGGTCCGTGGCGACGTGGACCGGCACCTTCTCCAGGCCCAGCTTCAGTGCCGCCTTGTAGCGCGTGTGGCCGACGACGATGACGCCCTCGGCATCGACGACGATCGGCTGGCGGAACCCGAACTCGCGGAGCGACGCCGCGACCGCATCGACCGCGTCGGCGTTATCCCGCGGGTTGCCGGGGTACGGCTTCACGTCGGTGATCTTCCAGAGTTCGATCTTCACAGGTCGTCCCTCCAGGTTTCGCCGTGGTACAGCTCGATGGCGGTCAGCTCGTGGGCAGGTCGCCTCTCGACTCCGAACGGCTCGGTCGGCACGGGGCGGGCGCGGCGCGTCCCGGCCTCGCTGAGCTAGGCCGGGCGGCCGACGCATCGAAGGCAATAGGGGCCGTGCGGCGTGTCCCGACCGCACCCCTCACATCAGCGCATGGAGCACCTCTCCGAAGTCCGGACAGCGAAAACAAACTGTGTCCTGTAGCGCGGCTGTTCCCCCTGGCGTCGCGGGCGAAACATGCGGCCGGGAGTACCTATTGGACCGATCGACCTTCGGGGCGTAGCGGCATCGGCCACGCCGATGTTCGGATCTCACCACGAACCAGAAACGATGGATCGGCACCTCCAACACGATGAAGAACAAGAAGAGAATCCGAGGGGGAGGTAGTTCGTAGTTTTTGGTAGCCACCCTTTCTCTCCTCCAGCGCCGATCGCGCACACACGAGGTGGGTGCGAAAAACGACGAACTACCTCCTTCACGCGGAGACAAGGCGGGTACGAAAAACTACGAACTACCTCCCGCGACCGCCGTCGCCACGTAGCGCACCCCGGGTGCCCCACCCTGGCGGCCGGATGGCTGGGTCACCTCGCGGATGTCGCCGCACGCGACCAGGGCTTCGAGAATCTCGGCGCGTTCGCGGTTGGTGAACGCCCGCGTCTTGCCGTAGAGGTCGGAGCGGGTGATGCCGTGTTCGCCGGCGTCCGCCACCAGCCGGAGGACGCGCTTGCGGCGCGCGTCGAAGGGGTTCTCCGCGACCCAGCGGCCGGCGAGGAAGACCAGCCGTCGGGTCAGGTAGCGGCTGAGGTCGCACGCCCAGGTCGCGGCCGGCTCGTCGATGGCGGGGTTGCGGGCGTCGCGGCTGCACGCGTACAGCAAGGCCAACTTGCGGGCCTTCTCGGTCGCCCGCGTCCAGAGCGAGCCGAGCGGCTCGCCCAGGTCGCGCTGGGCCGCGTCCGCTTCCGCGTCCAGCGCGTCGAAGATGCCTTCTGCGGCCGTCGTTGCCGCAATCACGACCGGCTCGGGGTGCTCCTGGTTCAGGTTGCCCGACGGGTTGAACTCGGCCCAGTACTTCGCGGCACCGATCACGCCCTGCGGGATCGGCAGCCGCGCCGGCTTGCGTTTGGGCGGCAGCTCTTGAGCACACTCGAAGATCATGACCCGCGACAGGAAGCCGTCGGTGACGTTCTCGGCGGTGAACCCCTCGTAGAGCGACTGCGGCACGGTGGTCCCCCAGAGGCACGCGTGCGGCTGGTGGATGACCTTGTTCCGCTTGGCGTCCGCGTAGGCGTCGCCGAGGTAGACCGACGCCGAGCTGGTGAACAGCTTCATCAGGTTGGTCGCGATGTGGTACAGGTGCGGCGACCGACCCGGGTCCGCCAGCGTGCGCAGGAGACGCCCCACCTCGTCGAGTTGGAACAGGATCGCCGGCTGCTGCTCGACGGCGGTAATGAGGCCCGCGTGCGACGCCAGCCCCTCGGGACCGGCGAGCTTCTCCGCGCCGGCGAGGAAGAGGATCTCCTTGTTGACCAGGCGGGCGCGTTCCTTGCCGCCGCCGGTCGGGCAGACGCCGAGGCAGTAGACGTTGGTGCGGGTATCGACCTCGTCGCGGACCTTGCGGCCGGTCAGCGTGCCCAAGAGCGCGAGTGCACCGGCCAGTGCCAGGACCGGCTGCCGGCGGAAGGCGGTGGCCAGGGTGTAATCCGTGACCTCGCCGACGAAGCCGGGGACGGCCAGAAGCGCTCCTGGGAACGGCCCCGGATCGGGCGGGCCGGCCGCGGCCGTGGGACACTGGAACGTCTGGTCGTAGTGGTTCTCGACCAGCGCGACCGACACTTCGTCGGGGCGGTAGCGGGCGACGCTCTCCGCGATCCGGTCCACTTCGCGTTCGGCCAGCGGCGGAACGCAGCGGACGCGGTTGGTCTGGTGCAAGGCGGCCGCGATCTCCACCCGGCCCATTCCGACGCGGCGCATGGTGCCGGCGAGTTTCGCCAGGGTCGCGTTGCGTTGGCCGGACGGGATCGGGTTGGCGTCCGGTACGCCCTGGCCCGCCGTCGGCGAACGTGGGGCCAACGGGGGCGTTCCTGTGGCCAAACGGTCGAGTTGGGCGACGAGCCACGGCGGCGGTTCGGGCAACTGCTCCAGGCGGTCGTCGAGTTCGAGCGTGTCGGCCCAGCGGTACGGCCCTTCTTTGATCTCGGACGGCGGGGCCACGATGTAGCCGCCGTCGGTGCGGACATCGACGCCGCAGGCGAGCTGGCCCGTCGAACACTTCCAGTTCTTGTCCGCGAGCCGCCGGAACAGGTAGTGCCGGCCGCCTCTTGGCGTCTGCGCGACCGCCCCGGCACCGGCCAGATCAGCGGCACGTTCGGGATCGCCGGGCCAGGGGTTGTCCGCTCCATCGATGTCAACGACGAGCATCCCCTCGGCCGCGATGCCGATGTTCGCGGTCGGGTGCCTCGACCACCACTTCTCGATCTGCGCGGCGTCGGTCGAGGCATCATGGAAACCGTGTTCAGTCACCGGCTTCTTGCTGCCGGGCCAACATGGGAACACGCGATAGCCAAGCTCGGCGTAGCGCAGTGCGGCGGTCAGCAGTTCGCCGGGTGTCACCACGGAATTTTCTCCTCCGTGGGCGCCACGTTGTACCCGAACGGGAAGAGTTCTTCTTCCGGTGCCGCGGGCTCGACCGCTTCGGGGATCGGCCCGAGCTGGTGATCGGTGATGCGGTCGTAGTCCTCGCCGCTGACCGAGCGCACGGTGATCGACTTCGTGTCGGCCAGCCCGCCGGCTTTGGCAATCTCGACCGCCTCGGCTGCCGTCGCCGGCACCGGCATCTTCGACCGCTTCCTCCACCACGCGACCGCCTTGCCCCGCGCGTAGCCGGTGTGTTCGAGGCAGACCCACTCCGACTTCCAGCGGTGCCAGCCGACCTTGTAATCGACCCGCAGGCTCTTGGGCGCATCGTCGCCCGCGCCGCGTTTGGTGTGGACGCTGTAGACCGCGTCGTGAACCGCGAACGTCTCGACCGTCACCTGGCCGGAGAGAATCCCCGCGTCCGACGGCTTGGCGTCGTGCTTCGAACGCTCCGGTGGCGGGAACTCGTAACCGCAATCGGGGCACGCCGCGCGCCCGGCCATCACGACCGTGTGGCACTCCGGGCACTCCTTCACGGGTGGCAGGCCGGTTCCGCCGTCGCGCTCCTTCACGCGGATCTGATCGACCGGCCCGTGCCGCAGCACGTTGCCGCCGAAGTCGAGGACGAGGCAATCGCGTTTCGACGGGTGCAGGCGGAAACCCCGCCCGACCATCTGGTAGTAGAGGCCCGGTGAGAGCGTCGGCCGCACGATCGCCACGCAGTCGATGTGCGGCGCGTCGAAGCCCGTCGTCAGCACGTTGACGTTGCACAGGTACTTCAGCCCACCGCACTTGAACCGCGCGAGGATGGCATCACGTTCGGCGGGCGGTGTGTCGCCCGTGACGAAGCCGCACTCGACACCATGCTTGTCCTTCAGCACACGGACGATGTGTTCGCCGTGATGGACGCCGCTGGCGAAGATCAGGCACGCGTTGCGCGTCGCGGTGTAGCCGACGATCTCGCCGCACGCCGCCTCAACGAGGTTGTCCTGATCCATCAGGTCCTCGACTTCGCCGGCAACGTACTCACCGCCCCGGATGTGGAGGTTGTCCACGTCGGGCTTGTTGATGCCGACCTTGGTGACCAGCGGGCACAGGAAGCCCTGCACGATCAACTCGCGAACGCCGACCTCGTAGCACACGTGGTTGAGGAAACCGTCCGGCGTGCAGATGGTGCCCGACTTCAGGCGGTACGGCGTCGCGGTGAAGCCGACGATCCGCAGGTACGGGTTGACCGTCCTGGCGTCGGCGAGGAACTGCCGGTACATCCCGTCGCCGTCGGGTGCGATCATGTGAGCTTCGTCGATCACCACCAGGTCGAACGGGTCGAACTCGCACGCCTTCTTCCAGACCGACTGGATGCCGGCGACGATGACCGGGTCGCGGCGGTCCCGGCGCTTCAGCCCGGCGGAGTAGACGCCGAACTGCACCTCGGGGCAGACCGCCCGCAGCTTGTCCGCGGCCTGTTCCAGCAACTCCTTGACGTGCGCGAGGATCAGCACGCGCCCGCCCCACAGCCCGACCGCGTCCTTGCAGATCGAGGCGATGACGGGCGTCTTGCCGCCGGCGGTGGGGATCACCACGCACGGGTTGTCGTCGCGGGTCCGCAGGTGGTCGTACACCGCGGCGATAGCGTCTTGCTGGTAAGGCCGCAGTATCATGGCTCTTCAGCACTCCTCGGATGGGTGAAGAAGCTCGCCGTTGTGACGCTTGACGCCCCGCTGCTTCTGCACCTCCGCCTCACTCAGGTCCAGCCGGTTGTTCTCGCGGCGGCACGGCGAGCAGATGCGGTTCCCCGCCCCACGCGAGTTGAAGAACTTCCCGCACTTCAGGCAGGTCCGCTGCTTGACGTGCGGGTTCACCTCCGGTTCGGGTTTCGCGACCGCCTCCGGCTCGGTCGCGGTCAGCGGCATCACGCACACCCGCACGAGACCGCCCGGAACGCACTCACAGCGGAGGATGTGCAACTCGTCGATCTGCGAGTCATCCAGAAAGACGCCGGCGTGCTGCATCGCGTCGAACAAGCCTTTTTGCAGGTTGTCGAGGTCGCGGCGGCGGCGGTCCGGCGGGTGAACCTCCACCGTGACCGCGAGGCGGCCTTCCAGCGGTCGAACGCGGCCGGCGACGAGGAGGTTGTGAACTTGGCGACGGTACGCGCGTCCGCGACGGCTCAACAGCGTCCGGTGGCCGACCCGCCGCCACAGGTGGTTGACGCTGGGCGGGTATGGCAGTTCCAGTTGCATGGGGTGACTCGTGAGGAATGGTGGCGGCCACGGCCCGGCGCGGGGGCACCGGGTGAACGTGCGTCAGGGGACTGCGATCAGCGTTTCCACGGCGGCGTGGTCGGCTTGCCGCTCGCCGCGGGCGCGGCCGCGGGCCTGGTGGGCGCGGTCGACTCGGCGAGCGAGGCCTTGGGCGAGTAGCCCTTGATCTCGTTGGCGACCTCGCCGGTGTCGGGCCGCTTCCTGCACTTCACGTGGATCACCAGCGGCAGGTCGTGCAGGTCGGTGGAGTCGTTCGGGGCCAGCACGCCCACCGCCCGGCACACGGCCGACAGTTCGGCCTTCGCGATCTGCACCGCGGTGGCGTTGGGGTTGTCGAGGTTGAGCCGCGCCCACAGGTAGCGGCCCTTGTACGGCCCGTCGATCACCTCGAACGTGAACTGTAGGTAGTGCCCGGAGCCGGACTTGGTCGGCTTCATCTCCGACTCGGTGATGACGGCGAGGTACTTGCCCGCCGGGAGCGGGTCGAAGTCGCTCGACGGTTCCACGGCGTTGGCGTCAAATCCGCGCAGGTCAGCCATTGGAGTCCTCCTCGGTGGGTTGGTTGGATGGGTTGGAAAGAGCGGTCATGAACGCCGCCCAGTCGAGCGGCAGTTCTTCCGTGATCCCGTAGCGGTTCTTCGCCACGCAGCTCGGCCCGCCGACGGCACGCAGCACGCGGTCGCCGCCGTCCCTGCCGATCGCCTTGGCGATGGTGCGCTTGCGGCCGAACCCGGCGTCCTCGCTCTGGGTGCGGAGTTTCCGCGTGGCGAAGAGCACGGCGTCACACCACTCGCACACGAGCGCCGACGCGTGCTTGTGCAGACGGGGCGAGTAGCGGTCGTAGGGGCTCGACTCGGGGTCCTCGAACTTCTCGACCTTGGTGTGCGCGATGAGCAGCACGACCATGTTCTTCGCGGCCCGCAGGGTGTTGAGCAGGTCGAGGATTTCGCGCCAGTAGGTGAGTGCGTGGGTGTAGCCCTTCGAGTAGCCGCCGTCGGCCTTCTCGATGCTCGTCACGTTGGCGTCGCGGCAGACGCGGTCCCAGATCAGCCGCTCGAGCCAGTCGAGCGAGTCGATCACGACCGACTCGTAGGGGTGGTCCTCGGCCGCCAGCGCGGTCAGCGATTCGACGACGTCCTCGTAGCTCTCGGCCAGTGGGAACTTGTCGGTGTCGATCTCGTCGAGGCCGTCCTCGGTTTGCACGAAGATCGGACGCGGGGCCTGCGCCGCGAAGGAACTCTTCCCGATGCCTTCGGTCCCGTACACGAGCAGGCGCGGCGGCTTCGGCGTGCGGCCCTTCTGAATCGTTGCCAGGCGAGTCACGCAGTCATCTCCGGGGTGATGGGTTGGATCGGTTGAAGCGATTCGACGCGGAAGCTGTCCTCGCCGAACTCGCGGCGCAAGAACGCCGTGAACACCTTGGCGAGGTCGCGGCCGACGGGCGTGCTCGTGTCGATGACACATGCGCCGAACTGGCCGCCGAGGGCGTGGCCGGCGTCGAGGCGGGTCTGCGCCTCGCCGTGCAGCCCCTCGACGGCGACGTAGGCCAGAAGCAGTGTCGCCTGGACTTCCGCGGCCGGCACGTCGGCCTGAAACGTGTAGCGGTAGAGCGTCATGGCTGCTCGGTTCCTCGCGTCTCGGCGGCCCCTATCTCTGACCCTTGCCGGAGCGGTGCGAAACTACGCAGGATTACGAAAAAATGTTCCGCAGACGTGTGCGAGGCGGTCGCGGAGCCGTTCGCGGCGTCGTTGGACCGTGGTCAGCGGCAGGTTCGCTTCGCGGGCGATCTCAGTGAGCGTCTGCCGCTGGAGGCGGTGGGCCAGGTCACGCAACTCGTCGGGCAGCTCCGCCAGGATCACGGCCAGGTCGAGCGCGAGGTCCACCTGCGTAAACGTGCGGCGTGCGCCCGGATCGGCGACGTGCAGGCTCACCTCGACCGCACCGTCATTCCCGCTGGTCGGGAGTGAATCGAGCGACTGGACCGCGCCGAAATGGCGTTTCCGTCGTCGCCGCTCGCGGCGGATCATGGCCGCCGATCGTTCGACCACGGTCGTAATGAAGGCGTTGCGGTGCCGGGGGTGTGATTCCTCGAACGAGCGCAGACTCCGCAACAGCAGGTACACGAGTCGCTGCTCCAGTTCCTCGGCGTCCTCCTCGCGAAAGCCGGAGCCGTCGATGAGTTCGCGAACCTTGCGGCGGATGATGCCGCGCGTGAACCGGTCGGTGATGATCTGGTCGTGACGGACCATGCGTTCCCTCCTCCGACCGCGAAGGAAGAGGCGTGGGCCACGACGACCGGCGCAAGAACGCAAAGCGGAGGCCATGCGAGATAACGCCGAAATCGGCGTCGCCCACAAGTGCCTCCGCTTGGCGGTCAGCGAAATGTCTGGTGACGGAAGATAAACCCAGTTGTCAGTCGGCTGCGAGCCGCGATTACGCCTCAACCCCCTCGATCACGAGTTTGAACGGGAGACCGTCTTTGATCTCGAGCATTTCCACCAGGCCGTCGCCGAGCTTGTCGAGCCGGCGGAACAAGCGCACCACCTGCGCCTTCAACTCGAAATCCGCGGCCGCGCCTTCGGGGTCCGCGTCATCGTCGCTGGTGAGCTTGAACTCACGAACCACGTAAGGCGGCGGGCGGAAGACCGGTTCGCCGCCGCGGACGATCAGGTTCTCGATCCGGCCGAAGCCGATGGACTGCATCAATTCCAGCAGCCGGCACCGGGCCGGGGAAAGGGATGATTTGCGGGCAACCGACATGAAACCACTCCGTTCGAATCAGGCTCACAGATGAATGCCAGTCCGTTGCGCACACGACATGCCGTCCTCGGCCCGAAACGCTCGACGACACCTCCGAAGCCCGGAATGCGTCGCGTCCGTCTTCGGCACGTGCCAATCCTGCGGACGGGCCCGGCCTCACTCCGGAGAACGGTCGGCGCGGCGGACGGCCACCACCTTCCCGAGGATCCGCAGCTCGTCGTCGAGGCCGACGACGATCGGTTTGAACTTGGGGTTCTCCGGGCACAGTTCGATGCGCGGCCCCCGGATGGAGAGTCGCTTGACCGTCGCCTCCTCACCGATGAGGGCCACGACGATGTCCCCGTTCTCGGCGATGAGCTGCCGCCGGACGATGACCAGGTCCTTGTCGGCGATCCCCGCATCGACCATGCTCTGCCCCGCCACCCGCAGCGCGAAGCACGACGCGCCGCGCACCACTGTGTTCTCGACCAGAACCTCCCCGACGATGTTTTCCTCGGCCAGGATCGGCTGCCCGGCCGCCACGCGACCCACGATCGGCACCGCCACCAGTTTGCTGGGGAGGTCGTCGATCTCGCGGACGATGGTTAGCCCGCGGGCCTTGCGGGACTCGCGCTTGAGGTAGTCCTTGCGGACCAACTGGCCCACGAGCGCGTGGGCGCTGGGCGCGGCGATGCCGAGGGCGTCGGCCAACTCCTGGGCGGTCGGCGGGAACCCGTGGCGGGCGAGGAACGCGCTGACGGCGCGGAACGCCCGGCGCTGCGGGTCGGTCAGCGTTTCGACGGGGGGCCGACCGCGTCGCTTTTTGCTGTCGCTCATGCTGGTCGCCCTCGGTTGTCCTGGGGACAACGAGCCGGAACCGGGCAGACGCCCGAAATTAGAGCTAATATATATTAGACTTATAAATTGCTCGGCGTCAAGCGTGCCGGGTGCGGAATTTGGACGGGCCGCCCCTACAACCGGACCTCGTTCAGTTCGTGCCACAGTTTTCGCTGCTTCCGCCAGTCGAGGGTCGAGGCGATCGGCTGGAGGTCCGCGAGGATGATCGGCGCGTGGCCGGTCTCGGTGCGCGGCAGGTGCAGGATCGCCTCCTGGATGTCCGGGGCGAGGTTGAGCAGGTTCATGATCTGGCTGACGCGGGCGCGGGTGACGTGCCCGAGCCGGGCGATCTCGGTGTAGTTTTCGATCACACCGTCCCGGATCAGCCCGTCGCACCGGATCGCCAGCGCCATGAGGCGGGCGACGCGGGGCACGCGCCCCGGTTCGGCCGGGCGGAACGGCCTGGGGCCGGTTTCCAGCACCTTGCGGCTCCCCCGACCCCGGCGGTCGAAGTGAACGTCACACTCGATTTTCAATGGCGTTGTGGGTGTCATGCCCGTTTCTCCTCCCGCTTGTCGGCCAGCTCGCGGGCCAGTGTCTTGATCCCCGCGGGTCGGAAGGCGATGGCCACCTTCCCCTTCGACCCGTCGTAGTCCACTTGCTCAACCAACAGATGCACCACCCGCGCCTGCTCGTGCGGCGACAGCGTTCCCCAGACCGGGTCGAAGACCGATACTGCAAGTGCGGCTTCGTCTTCGTTGAGCAGTTGGTGGTGGACGGCGTGGATCTGGTCGTGGATTTTCCGCACCCGCCCCTCGACCGTGCCGATGCGCTCCTGCAACTCGGCAAGCCGGGCGATGAGCGAGCCGTTGTCGTCGTTCGGTTTGATCTGGCCCGACAGCGACCGCATCTCGTTGTGCCACTTGCGGAGGTCGTGCTCCAGCCCGTGCTGCTCGGTTTCCAGTTCCACGACGCGGGCCTCGTCCTGTCGGCGGGCCTCGGCGAGAATCTCCCGCCGGACAAGCGGATCCTGGCCGATGGCCTTGATCTGGTTGACGACGAGTTCCTCGATCTGGGCGGCGGGGACCGACTTCGACTCGCAGGTGTGCCAGCCCAACTTCTGGGCCGACGAGCAGACGTAGTAGCGGTAGCGCCTGGCCCCGCCGTCGCGGGTCGAGTGCGTCGGCGTCATCGCGCACCCGCAAGGGACACAGCGGATGATCCCCTTGAGAAGAGCGCCGAACTTGTTCCGGGCCGGGGCACCGCCGGCGCGGCCGTTCCGCTCCAGCATCGCCTGCACTCGCTGCCAAACCACCGGATCGACGACGGCCGCGTGTTCGCCGTCGTGGACCTCGTCCTTGTAGCGCACCTTGCCGACGTAGGCGACATTGGTGAGCAACTTGTACAGGCTCGTCCGGGTGAAGCGGTTGCCGCCGCGGACGCCCGCCTTCCGCGTCTGCCACCGTTTGTTCGTCCACCCACGACTGGCGAGTTCTTCGACCACCGGCAGGAGCGACTCGTGTTCGAGGTAGAGGTTGAAGATCGTCCGCACCCGTTCCGCCTCGGCCGCGTTGACGTTCAACTTGTACCCCTGCGGGTCCACGTCGTAGCCGAGGATCGGCCACCCGCCCGCCCACTTCCCCTTGCGCCGCGTGGCCGCGATCTTGTCGCGGGTGCGTTCCGAGATGATCTCGCGCTCGAACTGGGCGAAGGACAGCAGCACGTTCAGCACCAACCGGCCCATCGAGGTCGCGGTGTTGAACTGCTGCGTGACGGAAACGAACGACACCCTGTACTTGTCGAACGTCTGCATCATCTGGGCGAAGTCGAGCAGGCTGCGGGAGAGGCGGTCCACCTTGTAGACCACCACGCAGTCGATTTTGCCGGCCTCGATGTCCGCCATGAGCCGCTTGAGCGCCGGCCGGTCCATGTTGCCGCCGGTGAAGCCGCCATCGTCGTAGCGGTCGGCCAGCACCGTCCACCCCTCGCTCGCCTGGCTGCGGATGAACAACTCGCCCGCCTCGCGCTGGGCATCGAGGCTGTTGAACTCCTGCTCCAGACCCTCCTCGGTACTCTTCCGCGTGTACACCGCGCACCGGACGAGCGCGAGCGTGGCGGGGGCGTTGTTCTTGGCGTTGCGCTTCACGCGTCACCCCCTTTGCCGCCGATGCGGAAGAACAAAAAGCCGTTGCAGTGGCTGCCGGTGATCGCCTTGGCGACGGCGCTGAGCGAGGCGTACACCTTCCCCTCGTACTCGAACCCGTCCGACCACACCCGGACCTGCAGCACCTCGCCCTTGTACTTGCGGGTGATGACCGTCCCCGGCGGCGGCAGCCGGTCGTCGGCCTGGAACTTCAGAACCCGCACCGGCGCCTCGTCCTCGACCGGCGCGACCGCCTTCATCGGCGGCGGGTTGAGGCGCAGGTCGGCGTCGTCGGCCAGTTCGACCGCGCGCCGGCGGGCGCGTTCGGACAGCCCGCCCTCGGCCCGCGCCTGGAGCCGCCAGGCGATCCGCTTGACCAGCCACGCCTTGTTGTTGCCGTTGGTGTCCTCGCCGAAGACCTCGGCGTACTTCTGCTTGAGCTGCTTCACGGTCATCCGCGATAGCGCGGCGACCTCCTGCCCGACGTTCAGGCCCATGTGCAGTCCCTCTCGCTCGAGTCTCGGAAACCGTCAACCGACGTGGACACTGAGCGGGTTGTCGGGGACAGCTTCAAGGGACTTTTCCGCTGCTTCGGACGGAATTTCCGGCGCGATTTCGGACGCGGAACGAGAGGGGATTTCATGGACGGGATCGGCCGCGAGCGCGACGCGGTCGCGGAGCCGGCGCAGGCCGGAGGCGAGAATCGCCACGGCCTGGCGGCGGCGCTCGTCGGGCGTCATTTGAGACGGGTCGAGATCGGGACGCACGCGCGGTCAACTCCTCGGTGAATAGGGAGATGCCCACAGCAACCGACGCGGCGCGCCCGGCGGCTGTCCGGCGGAGGAAGAGAAGCCCCTACTTCTAGACCCTTGCCGGACGTGTTCCGAACTACGCAGAAAAATGACCGAGAGGAAACGGATTGGTAACCGGTCCAACGGTTTCGCTCCCCGGCAAGTCGGGGCACCGAGAGGAAGCGGGTTGGTAACTTTTCGGGAGGTGGTAAACCGAGACTCTGAGAGTTTTGGCGGGAGAGTTTCGGGCACCGACGGGAACAGCGATGGTTCCGCTCGGACCCCCGAAACGTCTCTCCCGAAACGGAGAGGTTCGGTGCGGCGGGCGGGTTGGTCGAAACCCTTTGCGGGAAAGGCCGTAAACGCGAAACGCCGAGAGCATGAACTCTCGGCGCTCTCCGTCAACCCGACGGTGGGAATCGTTCGTAGCTGGTCAAAAAAGCTCCCCGAGCGAGACACTCTTCGTAACAACTCGCGCGCGGCCCGCAGAGAATTTCCGCTTGGCGGCAAAGTTACCACCCCGAATGCCCCACCCCTCTTCGGTTCCGCTCTCCTGGTAAAATAACCCTTGCCCTCCCTGACGGCCTGTTCTGCCGAGGAGCGTCATGAGCCAGGAGACCGCACCGAGAAAGCCGCGCCTGTTGTTCTGCTCCTACCACAGCTACCTGGACCCCTCCAGCGGGGCTGCTCTGGCGACGCGCGACCTCCTGGAGTTGCTGGCCGCCCACGGCTGGCAGTGCGCCGTCCTGTCCGGGCCGGAGCTGGACTTCGAGCAGGCCGCCTCCTTCGAGGCGGTCCTCCGCGCCCAGGACCTGCCGTTCCAGTTCCGACCTGGCACCGTACTCGAGACCCCCTGCACGCTCTACCATTGGGTCCTGGGCGGGGTCCCGGTCCACGCCTTCGTTCCCACCGCCGCCGGCCCGCGACGGCCTCCCACCAAAGAGGAGGGCCGGGCCTTCCTCAGCCTGCTCGACCACGTGCAGCAGCGCTTCCGCCCCGACCTGCTGCTAACCTACGGCGGCCAGTGGGTGGCCCACCCCCTCATCCGCCGGGCGAAGGCCAAGGGCGTGAAGGTCGTGTTCGCCCTGCACAACCTCGACTACGACGGCACGGACCTGTTCCGGGAGGTGGATGCCATCCTGGTCCCCTCCCACGCCGCCCAGGAGCACTACCGGCAAAAGTTTGGCCTGACGAGCACGGCCATTCCCGGCCCGTGGAACTGGGACCGGGTCTTGTGTTCGCGGGTGAACGGCCGCTACGTCACCTTCGTCAACCCGCAGCCGGGCAAGGGGGCGTTCTGGTTCGCCCGCGTCGCCGCCGAGCTGGGGCGGCGCCGGCCGGACATCCCGCTGCTGGTGGTCGAGGGGCGCGGCCAGGCCGACTGGCTGGCCCGGTGCGGCCTGGACCTGAGCGGGCTGACGAACCTGCACGGGATGGCGAACACCCCCGACCCGCGGCAGTTCTACGCGGTGAGCAAGGCGGTGCTGATGCCGTCGCTCTGGCAGGAGGCGTTGGGCCGGGTCGCGGTGGAGGCCCTGATCAACGGCATCCCGGTGCTGGCCAGCCGGCGCGGCGGCCTGCCCGAAGCCTTGGCCGGGGCGGGATGCCTCTTCGACATCCCCCAGCAGTACACGCCGCAGACCCGCCAGGCCCCGACGGCAGAGGAGGTGGCCCCGTGGGTGGAGACCATCGAGCGGCTCTGGGACGACCCTGCCTTCTACGCCGCCGAAAGCGGACGCTGCCGGCAGGCGGCCGAAGCCTGGCGGCCGGAGCGGCTGTGGCCGCGCTTCGAGGAGTTCTTCCTGCGCGTGCTGCAGCCGTCGGCCTGACCTCTCGTCTGGGGGGATACACTCCGTACAAGAGAAAGGCTGCCCGGCCAAAGCCGAGCAGCCCCGAAGGCGCTTTCATTCGGGCCCGAGTGAACGAGCGGACTTGGCGCTGGCCGCTTCCGGGATCGCCCTCACAGCACCTGCAGCGGCCCGGCGTCACTGTCCTCCTCGTCGGCCAGCAGGGCGAACAGGGCGTCGAGGTCCAGCAGACCCGGGCCGCCGGAGTCCCCGTCGCCCGCGTCTTGCGCGGCCAGCAGACTATCCCCGGCCGCTCCTTCCGAAGAGCCGGAATCGCCGGTGGCGGAGAGCGGGGCGAGGGAACCGCCGCTGCCGCCGGAACCGCCCGAGCCGGTGTAGGTCAGCCCGGCATCGACGTTGGTCCGGCTTTCGTTCAAGCTCAGGCTGAAGATCGCCGTCAGCCCGGACGCGTCGGCGTCGCTGTCCAGGGCGGTGTCGCCGCCCTGGCCTTGGGGGCTGAACTGGTAGCCGAAGGGGGCGACGAACTGCACCCGGTAGTTGCCGGCCGCCAGCCCGAAGAAGTGGTACTGGCCGGCGCCGTCGGTCGTGGTCGTCTGCAGCAGCTGCCCGCTGCCGTCCAGCAGTCGGACCGTCACGCCGGACGCGCCGGACTCCCCGGCGTCCTGAACGCCGTCGTTATCGGCGTCGTACCAGACGCGGTCGCCGATACTCCCGCCGCTGCCGCCCGAGCCGCCGCTGCCGGTGTAATACAGGCCGGCGTCGATGTCGGTGCGCTGCTGGCCGTCCGCCAGGCTGTAGACCACGGTCAGGCCGGAGGCGTCGGCATCGCTGTCCAGCGCGTCGTCGGTGCCCTGGTCTTGTGGGCTGAACTGGTAGCCCGTCGGGGCGACGAACTGCAGCTTGTAGTTGCCGGCCGGGCGGCCGGCGAACTGGTAGTGGCCCGTCCCGTCGGTCGTGGTCGAGGCGAGCCAGTTCCCCAGGCTGTCGAGGAGGTTGACCGTCACCCCGAAAACGCCTGCCTCCCCGGCGTCCTGGATGCCATCGTTGTCGGCGTCGTTCCACACGAAGTCGCCGAGGCTGCCGCCCGAGCCGCCGGAGCCTGTTCTATTCAACACGACGTCGTTGCCGTCACCCCCTTGATAGGAGATACGGTACTCAGATCCGTTGAGAAAGACGGCTGACCCTTCGGGCAGTCCCGAGAAGATCCCGATGACTGTGAACGGTCCTGTGTTATTGATGAGCGTGAAAGAATCACCCGAGAAACCGGAGAGCGGGGTAAGGCTCAGGGCGCCGCCGAGGGCGACTGTCTCGGAAACCGTTAACCGATCAGATCCCGTACCCGGTGTGACGAGGTCAATGTGGAGCGTTCCCGAGCCCGACTGGGTGAAGTCACCGTTGACCGAGATGGTGCCGATGGCACCAGCACTGGCCAGATCAAGCGTCCCGTCATTGATCAGCGCTCCCTCCAGCAAGCCGACGCCGGAGAGCGAAGCGCCGGCGAGGTTGTGGACCGTCCCGGTGCCGCCGAGGATGTCGCCGGAGGACCAGAGCCCCGTGCCGCCATTCTCAAGCGTCCGCGACAGCAAGGTCTTGGTGCCGCCGTCAAGAGTGAGCGCACCTCCCATCGCCAGCGTAGTAACCCCGCTGCCACTCATCGTGCCGCCAGACCAGCCGAGGGAGGAACTGGCCGTCAGATGTGCCGTCCCGGTGAAGGTCCCGCCGCTCTGGTCGTAGTCGAGGATCGTCAGGTCATTGTCGAGTTGGAGCGTGCCGCCCGTGATGGTGATCGCTTCCAGGTTGAGCAGGGTGGGGTTCGGGACGTACCCCGAGGCGACGACCAGCAGGTCATAGCTGTCAGCCCCTTCCACCGTCAGCCCAGTGACGGTCGAGGACGTAGCCAGGGTAATGGTATCGTCCCCGCCGCCGCCGTTGAGCATGGTGGTCTGGGTGGAGAGCCCACTGACGTCAACGGTATCGTTGAGGCCAGCGGCAAGGACCATCAGGTGCTCGGTGCCGTCATACTCGTCGATGTTGAGGTCGGCCGCGCTGACGCTCGAGGCCGCGACGAGGTACGCCAGACCGGCGCTTCCGACTTGGTCTTCGATGTTGAGGGTGTCGTCCCCGTCTCCGCCATTAAACGCGATCAGATCTCCGCCGTTGCCGGCGTCCAGGCGGGCAATGTTGGTCGTGTCGTTACCGCCACCGCCGATGAAACGGACCCGCCGTCCGGGGCCGAGAAGGTTGTTCGGCAGGTTGACAGTCTCGTTGTCATTCGTCCCCCTGATTTCCAGAGACCGAATCCGGTTGGCGGCATCGCGGAAATAGACCCCCGAGTAGGCACCGAGCGGGTCGGTGACTTCGATGACCACGTCACCCGCGATGCGCCGGACGTTAATCGTGACATTTTCCCCCGCCAGGTCTGCTCCGATCACCTGCCTACTCATGTCGAGGATCAGGTCGTAGGGCTGGTTGTTGGTGATCGTGTCAATGAACCCCCCCGCGTTGTTGAAGTTGCGAGCTGCGGTGAAGACACTGAATTCACCGAAACTGCTGTCGGCGGGACCTGCGTTGCCGTTAGAAAAGACCCAGTTGTTGAGGTCGGGTGGGCTGGCCGTGCGGTAAAATCCTTGGTTAATGCCGATGATCTCCAGCGCATTTGCGGCATTGCGTCGGAAAGCAGGACCACCCGAATCAGCTGGGCCGATCATGCCCTCATTTGGAAGCCCCAGTCCTCCGAGGGAATTCTGAGCGGCGACACCATTGTCGAAGTCGGCCTCAACATAGTTCGCAGCAACGGCGGCAGGAACGCCTGCAAGGCCGAGAACCTGCTCGATAGTTTGGTCCCCCGTCCGCTTAGCGGGCGTGAATCCGCCACCCCAAACGACAGACGGGACGACAGCGAAGGCCCCTTGCCCTGGTGCCACGTTGGCAACCATAAGAGCAATCGCCCGCCCTCCGACATTCGGGCCGATGAAGCGAACCGAGAACTGATTGGCGTTCCACCGAATCACTTCCACTTGCCGGGTCGGAGGTGCCCCACCTGCCCCAGGAATCGGGGCCAGCGCTGGAAGCGCCTCAAGGGCGGCAGCCAGCCCGGCTGCCGTCAGCCCAACCGCGTTGATATTCCCAGTAACCTGGGCAGCACCTCCACCTGGGGGAGTGAAGCTGAGCGTGAAATTGCCTGCGCCGGCAGGGATATTGTTAAGATCGAGGTTCTGAACTGCTTCGGCCGAATTGCCCCAGTTCCCGATCCCGGTAAAGCCGTAGCCGACGAACGTCGCCACTTGACCCACCGGGTTCACACCGGAGATTGCGTACCCCCGAAGGTTGTTCAGGCCAACGGGGGCGATAACGTATCGATCCGCAGCAGGGTTGGCTTGATCAGTCAGGCGGAAGATGCCAATGTCGTTAGTGGCCTGAAGGGCACCTCCACCGACAGGTACATAGCCCGGTTCGCGAACCTGCCAGCGATTCATCGCGGCATCAGCAGGCAGAGTGAATGTGATGGGAACCTGGACAGCTGCCCCTCCGCGGTTTCGCATCATGTGGAAGTTGATGGTAGTCTGGGTTCCATCAATGGTGTGAGCTACCGCGAGGATGTGCCGTTGCGTCGATAAGAGCGCACCAGAGCCATTCAGGCCGTTGGCAGTGCGGGTATGCACGACGTGATCGAGCTCACCAGCAACACCTCCAGCAAGGAGCCCACCCGCAGCGATAGGAGCCGGTGGGGCAGCACCGTTGCCGATCACGGGAGTGATGCGATCCTCCAAGCGCTCGACAGACAAGATGGCCTGACGGCACGCCGTCCGCACATTCTTCTGCTTCCTTCGCGATGTCATGCTGGTGCTCCTCACGTTGTATGGTTCAGGGAACGACGTACCACCGCGCGCACCCTCCCCGATCCCTTCTCGGGCGAACCAAGGCGTCGGGACGGCTGCAACTTCCGACTCCGTTCGGCAGTAGTACCTCAAGCCCGTGGATTCATCAACCGCCCCAGGAACAGCACAGCCCCAGTCTCGTTGTCCCGAATCAAAAAGAGAAATGGCCGGTCCAGTACGATCTTTGCCCTGGGGATTGGCTGCGAAAAACTGCTTGGATTGACACCGATGACCGCCGTCGCAGCGGCCGCCTCGGTGCCCTCTTCATTGAGGTCGAGGTAGGTTTTGTGGATAACGGCACCCAGCCTCAGTTTCTCTCGAGAGTCAGCGATCCCTGACAGATCCGCATTAAGGGAAAACGCCTCCGACATCCCGAGACGGCCCAGAGGTTCGGACAAGAAGAAATGATCTTCGAGCCGGAACTTGGGGATCGACACATCCACCACGTGTTTTTTCATCCGACCAAGAAGGTCGCTGATGACGCGCGGGCTCAGGCGCGACTCGAAGTCCCGAAGGGCCGTTTCGCTTTCTCCCATGAAAGCATACAGGGATAGTCTATTGTCTGCATACGGGATGGCGACGAGTTGGAAACCATCCGCAGAATGGTAATCGGTGATGAGAGTCAGGTTCATCATAGGAACCTGCACACGGTCCTTGAAGCCGGCAAGGAAGGTCGCTTCCTTCGTCGAGTCCTTGGGGAACGGGACCGACCACTTCCCCTTGAAATAGATGGCGTTAACCAGAATGAAGCGGGTCTTGTTGTTGATGGAGCCAGGATTGAGCAACTCTTTGATCTTGCCCTTCGTCTTCGCCTCCGCCCATTCGTTGACGGACCGGCGCGCTCCTTCAGAGTCGTTTAGAAAATCCGACTTGTTGAATTCGACCGAGTAGTTCTTCTGGCAGTCTTCGAGAAAGCTGGGGCGTAACTCAATCCCATCTTGCCGCCAGAATGCGTTTGCGATGGAAAGTTCCGCACTGCCTTTGTCTGCGGCGGATTGTATACGCTTGTTGAGGCTGGAGAAGGAACTATGAAAGTCCTGCTCGTTTCCCTGAACCCCCAAGACATTAGCGATCTCCTTGGCAGTATCACCTTTTGCGCCGACGAGCACAACGGCCAAGGCATTCGATACACTGTGGGGCGAGAAAAACAGGTTGCCCTTCTGCTTTGCGAGTTGGGTGTACAGGTCGAAGGCGAACGCGTTGTTCCCCTGGACGAGCGTCTTCAGGCCGGCCTCCGGATCAGTTCCTGTCTGCTCCTGTGCCCGACTCACGGGGAGCATCCCTAATACGAAGAGGGAAACGATGCACGACAAATAAACCAGGATTCTCATGATCGTCTCTCCCGGCGGGTAATTCCGCCCTGTTCGTCGGCCTGTCGGCTCGGTTCTCGGCTTCTACCGGGCGAAAGGGTGAATGTTACCACCCTGCAGGGACGGTTGCAACCCTTTCCTGATTTTTTTTGCCCGCTCACCCTCGCTTCCTTCTCGCTTCGCCACTTTTCGCTTGCCTCACCCTGTCAAGCTGACACTGCCCGGCGTGTGCGGCCGCCCGGACCAGCCGCACTCCTGCCGTGACGGCGGTTGTCCATCTGCTCTCCCTTGCAGCCCCCGCGACCGCGGATAGCATATCACCACGTCGAAGGTCGCTTCTCCCGGTGGACGCTACCCGATTGCCGTATGTCCGATGCGAGCCCGCCTTTCCTGTCCGTCATCCTGCCGGTCTACAACGGCGCCCGCTTCCTGCCGCGCGCCGTCGCCTCTGTCCGCCGCCAGACCTTCCCGCGCTGGGAGCTGCTTGCCGTGGACGACGGCTCCACCGACGACAGCCTGGCCGTCCTGAACCGGCTCGCCGCCGAAGACCCACGCCTGCGGGTGCTGCGCCGGCCGGCCAACGGCGGCGTCTCGGCGGCCCGCAACACCGCCCTGCGCGAGGCGCGCGGGGACTGGGTCGCCTACCTCGACTGCGACGACGAGTTCTACCCCGACCACTTCCAGCGCGTCTTCGACTGCCGGGGCCGCGGCGACGTGCTCGTTTTCGCCTACGACATCCTGGAGGAGCGGCCCGGCGCGCCGCAGTTCGGCCAGCCCGTCCCCTGGGACCCGCGGGCGGTCCACGACCGGCTGATGCAGCAGCACATCGCCGTCCCGCTCGGCGTGGCGCACCGCCGCGGCCTGCTGGGGCGGGCGGGACTGTTCGACGAGGCGCTGCGCCGCGACGAGGACAGCGACCTGTGGCGCCGCTTCGCCCGGGCCGGTGCCGTCTTCCACTTCCTGTCGCACAAGAGCGGCCGCTACCACGTCCGCGCGGACAGCCTCTCCCGGACCACCGCCCCGGCCGCTCGCGGCCCCGTCTTGTCCCCGCCTCCTGCCGACCATTCAGGAAGTCCGCTGGCGTCCCTCGAACTCCGCCAGGGGGAGGACCGCTTCGTGTTTCGCGTCCCCCCGCGGGAGGTCGAGGTGGCCCGGGACGTGTTCGAGCGGCACGAGTACGGCGGCGTGCCGCCCCACCTGTTGCGCCGGCCGCCGACGATCCTGGACGTCGGCGCGAACACCGGGGCGTTCGCCGTCTACGCCAAGCTGTTCTACCACCCGCGGGCGGTGGTCCACTGCTTCGAGCCGTTCCCGCCCGCCCTGGAGTGCCTCCGGCAGAACGTGGCCCCCTTTGCCGGCGTGCAGGTCCACCCGTTCGCCCTGGGAAACCGCGAGGGGCTCGCCTCGCTGTTGCTGCACGGGGAGCTGTCGGTGTGCCACTCCCTCGTGCCTGACCTGGTGACCGCGCCGGCCGGGGCGGTGTCGGTGACGGTCCGGGACGCCGGGCGGGTCTGGGACGAGTTGGGACTGACGGAGGTCGATATTCTGAAGCTGGACGCCGAGGGGAGCGAGGTGGCCATCCTGGAGAGCTTGGGGCCGCGACTGTCGAAGGTGCGGTTCGTGCTGGCCGAGTTCCATTGCCGCCAAGACCGGCGGCGTATTGACGCGCTGCTGGCGGGCTTCGAGCTGTTCGGCATGAAGTTTTACTCCGTGGACGTCGGGGTGGTCAAGTACGCCCGTGCCGACCTGCTGAAGGGCCGCCAGCCGGCTCCTTCGCCCGGTTAGACCGCCTCACCCCTCAACCACAAGGTCCAGTGCTCATGCGGCTGGCCCAAGATCGTCGCCGCTTCGGTCGGCACGACCTCTCCCTCGTAGTTGATGGCGCGGAGCAGGTAGCCGGCGCGTTCGACCTGGTGCAGGAGGTTGACGGCTTGCGGCGGGTCGCGCTGCAGGTGCAGCTCCAGGACGACGGCCGCGTGCGGGAAGCGGCGCAGCGTCTTCTGCATCCCCTCCCAGACCAGGGCCTCCGCGCCCTCGGCGTCGATCTTCACCAGGTCCAGGCGCGGCCAGTCGGCGCAGAGCCGGTCGAGCGTGATCGCCGGCGCCTGCACCGTGCCGCAGCGGTGGGCGTAGGCCCAGCGCTCCAGCGAACTCGTGGCGAAGTCGCCCTCATGCAGGACGAAGTCCACGGGGCGGTCGTCGAGGTTGCCGATGACCTTCGGGCAGATCTCGACGCCGTGGTAGAAGCCGTTCAGGGCCAGGTTCTGCGGCAGGTACGTCTCGGCCAACAGCGGGTTCGGCTCGCAGGCGACCACGCGCCCTTCGGGGCCGCAGGCGGCGGCCATGAGCAGCGTGTAGTAGCCGTAGTTCGCGCCGACATCGACGCACCACATGCCGGCCCGCAGATGGCGGGCGACGGCCAGCGTGACCCAGGACTCCCAGAAGCCGTCCAACACCAGGCGCGGCCCGAGCATCAGGTCGCGGGCATCGACGAACGCCAGGTAGTCGCCCAGCAGCCGGCAGAGCAGGCGGTGATCGCCGTAGTAGACGCCGGCAGCTTTCTTGCGGCTGGCCTCTTCGAGGTCGGCCCGGCTGGACAGCACGTGCGATGGCATCGGCATGATCAACCCTCCAGGGGAATGAATTCGACGGGCATGCGCTCGTGCTCCAGCCACTGCCCCTTCCAGACCGCGTCGCCGTTGCGCTCAAGGTGACAGGTGGGCCGGTCCAGCCGGCTCAGGGTCAGGACCGCCCGGCCGTCGTCGATGTTCACGTCCCAGCGGCGCTCGCACTCGGCCGCGCCCTCCCCGACCTTGGCCCCTCGTTCCAGGCGCATGGGCCGCTCGTCGTAGCCGACGCGGCGGTAGAGGAAGCGCCGGCCGGTCAGCTCGTCGATGACCCGCTGCTCCTCGGGCGTGGGGTCCGGGTTGTGCCAGAGGACGCCGTCCCAGCGCTTGCGCAGGTCGGCCACGAGGTTGAAGCACAACTCCTCGTTGGCCAGGGAGTTGTTGCGGCGGTTGCCGGCCAGGCGCCACTTGTCCTGGCAGCGGTGCTGGAAGACGATCTGGTCCCGGAAGTCGTACTGTACAATGGTGTGCTGGTTCCAGCCGGGCGCCTTGGCGGGCAT